CCATGAATGGTGGAGGGGGTGGAGGACTTGCGTGGCTAAACGATTACCCAGTCCAACCTGGGCAAGGATATGTAGTTGTCGTAGGAGCGGGGGGATCAGGGGGCGCATATTCTTCTGGGTCTACTGCTGGAGGAGAAAGTTTCTTTGTATCCACAGTTACATGCAAAGGGTTTGGTGGAAACCCAGGCCGATATAATCAGGACGTTGCTGGAGGTGGGTGGGTTGCCTCAAACTCATACGGCACCTCTGGTGGGGGTACGGGGGGAACCGCTGACATAACAACCTCCTGGTTTTGGGGGCCAGCGGGCGGGGGTGGCGCGGGCGGTTATTCAGGGAATGGAGGGAATGGAAGGCAGTTAGGACAGTCCAGTGGCCCAAGCGTAGGATCAGGAGGAGGTGCTGGAGGAGGATACCCTGGAACAACAGCATTTTCTTATAATGATACAAGAGGTTGGATCACTGGGGGTGGCGGTGGTACGGCGATACATGGAGAGGGAACTTCTGGTGTTGCTGGTGCTGCTAGTCCGTCAAACCCAGGCGGTGGGGAAGGTTCGGCAGATCGACTAAGTAACACTGCACTAGGTCTGTACTCTCAGCACTCGACTTCAGGCGGCTCTGCAACATCATCGGTAAGCTACGATCAGACGGGTGGTGATTTTGGTGGTGGTGGGGGAGGCCGAAGTAGCACCGCCTATGGTGGTTCTGCCGCTTTGCAGAATGGGGGTAAAGGTGTCGTCCGTATAATTTGGGGGCCAGGGAGAGCTTGGCCTAACATCGGTGATCTATCCTATGTAAATGAGAGTTTCAACTAATGCGAAGGAACTCTGGTTACATCACACAAACGAGACACACAATTACTGACGCTGAAGCGGGGGGCGTGTATGACTTACACGACCAAGGTCAGCAGAGAGTTCAAGATGCTTGGCCCCCTACATTGAGATTTACAGATTGTCAGGCGTCAACACTCTCTGCCACTGAGGGTACGGCGATGAATGTCACTACTACAGTTACAGGAGGGATAGACGGAAACACGATACCTTACCGTGTGATAACGGTAAGTGGCACAACGATGGTAGATGCAGATTTCTCTGGGATTGTTGTCTCGGGAGGTACAGGAACCATTAGTAATAACGGAACACAGATGGTGCTTTCATTCTCACCCGTTTCTGGGGATGGGGTAGAGAACAACACGTTCCGAATAGAAATATTAGACAACGATGGTAATGTGGCGATAAAGGATAATGGATTTCTTTGTCAAACTCCGACAATAACTTTAACAGACGTAGCTGGTTCACCGCATCCATCAGGGCAGGGCGGGGATGTGCAGTGGGAACTTTGGGCAGAAGAAGCTCCTTCAACAAGTAACTTTACATCTAGCACCCAGATTAGCACTCCGTGGGTAAACTCAAGCCCCGCTGTTGATACTTGGATATCTGCAAATGCTGTCACAAGAACCAGTTTCACCAACTCTGCTGGATTAACTAAGTACTATTTAGAGCTTCCCCCTGACTCAAACTTTACACTGACCAGTAACTCCAGTGACGGTCCATCGATGATATCGAATGGGGGTTATACTTTCTGGCTGAGTTTTATTGCAGATACCACTCAGAATAATTTCACAAGACCGTTCACTTATAGAGGAGTAGCTGACAAAGATGGCACGATCTCTAGCACCACTCCTTCCACTGCATATCAGTATACTGCCCCGCTTGTGTTTTCTTGGAAGAACGGGCTTCGGCTACAAATAAGGAGACCTTCCAATACCACTGGTAGTGGAAGGTATCATTATATCAATAATATGAATTATGGCTCAACAATATCATTCAACCTCGTACACTCTTTAAATCTATCTGACGGCTCAGGTAACTATTCTTTCTACAGTAAGGATTATAGCAGCGGGACGGTACACGATAATTTATCCGTCTCATCTATGAATTGGATCGGCTCGGTTGGTTACGCCATAAAGAACTCTACTAATACGGGGAGACCGTTCTTTGCAGATTCTGCTTATTGGTCCGACTGGAACCCATACTTAAAGCTGTGTTCCGCTGGCTGGATAAACCGACAACTTACCTCAGCAGAACGCACTGATCTATTAGATGAACTCAAAACAAGGTATACCTGACCATGACTATGTACTCCCTCAACAAAGCTACCCCCGTAGATACAATGCCAGAGAGGATACGCCTCTCTGACAACTCAACGCGAACCGACTCAACTACCTTCACCTCGGAAGAATTTACGGATGCTGGGTGGGCAGAAGTAGAAGACAAGCCAAGTGTAAATGAAAAGACCCACAAAGTTATCTGGAGCGGTGAGGAGTGGCAGACTGTCGCTTTGAGTGTCGATGAGTTACAGACTGTGAAGACCCATACGTTAGATGCTCTGGTTAAACAACGTGACCAAGAGATCGATGCCTTTGAATGGCGCATCCAGCGGTATCATAGTTTTGCGAGACAGGGGAAAGATCAGATCGATGACATCGCTAAATTAGACAAGTACGTGCAAGACCTTCGTGACTGTATAAATAGAGACGACCCTGATGCTACGGTTTTCCCTAGTTGGGAGGTAGGAGAAGAAGTGTAAAGGTGTGACCACCGCTACATACAAACTAGGAAGCATCTGGTATATTACGAGAAGACAGTACCTACAGGCTCTCGCTTTAAAAAGAGCGGGAGTATCAAGTGAAAATTTTAAGAGGCGCAGATGGGAGGTGCGTCAGTCTAGTAGGTAAAGCCTATGGTTGTCGAAGTCATTGCTGGTATTGCCTTGATGAAACAAGGTGTCGGTGCTGTGAAGCAACTCCTCAACACTGCCGAGGACGTTTCGGAGATCACGCACCATTTAACGGACATTTTGCGTGGGCATGAACAGGTCCAAAAAAAGCTCCATAAAGCGAAATCTAAGCCCCTGACCAAGTGGCAGCTTTACTTCAAGCAGACTATTGGTCGGAGCACAGAGGACGAAGCTCACGATAGTCTTGCAGCCATAGCCGCAGAGGTGATGGAAAAACGGCAAGCTGACCGTGTGCTTCTACAGGTGGAGCGAGCTTGTAACAAACGCTTCCCAGGATCGTGGAAAGAGATCCTAGAGATATACGAACAGCGGAAGAAAGAAGCGGCAGAGAAAGAGAAAGAGAGACGGATACTAGCGGAAGCCAAGGCGCGGGAAGAGCGAGAGTTCTGGGACCATGTCTACCACTGGTTTCTTGAGTTTGGGAAACTCCTCCTCATCGTGATCCTAGTAATCGGGATGGCTTGGTTCATCTGGACAAACCGCTGTACCACGGGGACCTGTTAGATGTTTGAAGACCCGAGGTTACTCATGCAGATCGGGACTATAGTGGTAACCTTAGCTGGTGGCTGGGCGATGATAAGGTCCTCCTTGGCTACAGCACAAAGAGATCTCAGAAACCTTGAAGCCTTGTTTAAAGAAAATATGCAAGAGCTTCATGCCCGTGTTGATACCATAGAACAAGACAAGGGTGTCCTAGTCCGACAGGCTGAGGTGTTCTCTACGATCCTTAGCCCGAAAGAATTACAAATCGCCCACCGAGAGATGGGAGCCTTATTGAATAGGGTGCATCAATTAGAGCAAACCGTTAAGGCGCATAAAGATCTGTACGACAAGTCACACAATAACACGCATAAGTATGTGCCACCCCCGAAAGGATAAAGCTGATGAATAAAACAACTGTTGATGTCGGCATCGGGGCGGGGGCCATCTCTGTACCAGCGTGGCTCACAACTGCTACCAGTGTTGGCGAGCTAGTCGTCGTCGGACTGGGTATTGGTCTCGTTTCTATGAGATTAATTATTGCGTGGCGCGAGCTACGCCAATCTAAATAATTGCGGATGTCCAGACAAAACAGTATACTCAGACATAGTTTTTGTCTGGCTTGTCTGGATTTTCGATGTTCAAAACAATCGTAGTTATTTTAGTTTTAGGACAGGGTCATATAACTCTGGACGATAGCCTTGGGCCTTATGACACAAAACAAGAGTGCTTCATGCGGGGGGCAGAAATGCTTCACTTTGCTACCACTAAGTTGCCAATAATCTGGGCAAACGTGGGATGCGCCGAAAGACTTAAAAAGGATGGTCAAGACAACAAGGAAGATACAGAGGAGGAGGATAAGGCAAAGAAGGTCGGCGTTTAGGTATGAAGGCTAGATCAGGAACAGAATTGATTGTTGTTCATTGCTCGGACACATACGAGACAATGGACATTGACGCTGAGACGATCCGCAAATGGCACGTTGAAGAGCGCGGATGGTCAGACATTGGCTATCATAAAGTTATTCAAAGAGATGGTACGGTAGAACAAGGCCGCGCAGATAATGTCAGTGGCGCACACGCTGCTGGCTATAACGGTGTGAGTTATGCCGTATGTCTAGTGGGCGGTAGAAGCTCTGAAGATGAAGCAGAAGACAACTTCACCGAGCCTCAATGGCAATCCTTGAAAGAAGTATTGGTCGATCTTCGGGAGACTTACCCTGAAGCCGATATCCTTGGGCATCGTGATCTGGATGGTGTGAATAAGGAATGTCCCGCATTTGATGTGCGAAAGAAGCTGGCCCAATGGGAAGTATCTCGTTGGTAGGAATGTTAGTTATTAGAGCAATGGAAGGAATACCAATGGCCTACGGAAGCAAGATGAAACCAAAGAAGAAAAAGGCCCCAAAGAAGAAGGGGAAGAAAATCGGATACAAGAAGGTCTACTGACTATGTGGGATATGATCTCTAAGTTCACGGGAAAGAACTTTGATAATGCTGCTTGGCTTACACAGGGGCTAGTTAACTCCGTCTTGCCTGAAGGGCTAGATAAAGACGAGATCACTTGGGAAGATATGAACCCCAAGTCTCAGGCCGCGCTTCAAAAGTTTATTGATGCTAAATATGAAGCGGAACCTTGGACGGGGAAGAGAGGTTTCAAGTACGAGGACCTCAATGACTTCTTTAAGTCGAAGAGTATCTTTGAGGGTGGTGATGCCTTCTCTGACGTTGGGGCTTTAAAGACCGCTCTAGGTCAATTTGCTGTAGAGCGATTTGATGACGGGGGCTACGAAGTAAGTGACACATACGACTTTAATAAAGGAAGTAAGTATGGGGACGCCACATGGGGGAACATAGTCAAAAGTTTCGATCCTTCGATGGAAGCACCTGGGGGTTTTAAGGGACGTGCCTACAGAGCTTTAAGATTGCTGGGGGAAAACCGTATACCTGTAGGTAGCCCCAACGCTATGTCGGTGCGGATGAGAATTCCAGGGCGCAAACAAGTTGTCGAGCCGATGGCACCAACAGTAACAGATGCGACTGGAAACCAGACCGACGATACTTCTATCTTCCAAAAGATATCCAACTTCATAATGCCTGGTGCTCAAGCGGCAGACAGACAAGAAGTATACAGACAACCCAATGATGTCTTCACTGATGAGCTTCAAAAGAATGGGTGGGAAGGCGCAACAGTATTGTCACCACAAGAAGAAACCGCCTTCAGACAGTGGTTTGTCCAATCACCCTTTTATAAAGAGTTTCAGAATGAGCATGGTAGGGTCCCCGATATAGACGATCCTGACTATGATTATCGCGGACTATGGAAATCCTACGGCGATGATGCTTTTGCCCGTAACTCTGGTGACGGACGATATCATGGTTTCAGTAGAGCTAAGGATGGGAAGTGGTTGAAGAACCCCGCCAAGCATCCAACCGCATGGAAAGAAGTTGCCATGTCTGCGCTCAATCCAAAGTTCTTAGCGGAGAGATATAACATTGTTGATGATCGTCAGTTGGCTCAAGCCATAGATGCCCCGAACTCAGACAGGGCGGCGTGGGCTAAAATCCTACAGCAAAGCCGTGATTGGGAAGCTAATCAGGCAGCGACGACGGTGGCAGCGGAGAGGTCGCCAGTGTCCCAGACATACGCAGCCCAACCAAACTACGACAAACTCTCCTTTGGTGAAGCCTTCAGACAAGCAATGAAGAACCCAGACGCTGTCGCTAAAGGCCGCTTCATGTGGCGGGGCAGACCATATGCAACTCAGTATGCAAAGGGGTAGCTAATGTTCGGTTTGGCAGAAAGCGTAGTCGGGGTTGCGGGGAAGGTCTTAGATAAATTCGTTGAGGACAAGGACCTCAAGACCAAGATCGAAGGCGAATTGAAGGGCCAAATGATCCAGTTGGATTTGGCTCAAGCCCAAGCAAACGTCGAGGCCGCGAAGCATCCCAGTTTGTTCGTCAGCGGTGCTCGACCAGCTATCCTCTGGATCTGTGCCTTTGGCCTGGGATGGCAGTTTGTCTTTCAGCCTATCTTTGTCTGGGCAGTAGCTGTGTCTGGAAGTGATCTGGTGATACCCATAATCCCGACTGAGGGCCTGATGTCTTTGACGCTCAGTCTTCTGGGATTAGGGGCAATGCGATCAGCGGAAAAGTTCAAGGGTAAAGCTAGAGAGAATATGCGATCTACACTGCGATAGTGTTATGGCGCATTTTTTCCCTAACCCATAGACCAAAGAACAACGCTATAAGGGCTGGCTGGATAATTATGAACAGCCAAATGTTGAGGGCCTCATATGAGATGCCCGTCAGACCACATATGTAATACATGATCTTCACACAAGCGACGAAGACTGTGTCCACCATATCCTGTGGGACCCAATCAAATGCCGCCCTTACTCGTTCCTGTAGTGTCATCTGTCTTACTCTCCTTAGTTCATCTCAAGGATATCGATCTTACGAGGTTTCTTCTCCTCGGGTACGTGCCGATCTATATCAACCCGTAGCATACCGTTCTTGAAGGTACTGCTATTAACCACAACATCGTCAGCTAGCTGAAAGCTCAACGTGAACTTCCGTTCAGCTATACCTTTATGGATGTCATCCCCCAAGTGGGCAGGGTCTACATCCGTCATGTCGGTACGCTCTGCATAAGCCTCATTGGTTTTGATGGTGAGGGTGTTATCAGTTTCCTCTACATCAATATCGGCAGAACTAAACCCTGCTAATGCGACCCTGATCACATATCTATCAGGGTGCGCCTCGCACATCTCGTAATAGGTGATGTTGTAAGCAGGGTACTTGGTTGGCTCTACCATCCGCATGTTGCGAGATAGCTCATCGAAGATACGATCAAAGCCAATGGAGTAGGGACGGAAGGTGGGTATATTTAAGGATAGAGTATTCATGCTGATAAACTCCTTTTCAGCGAGTTAAATATGTGGTCCCGATTGGCAACCACTACAGATAATATAGTATGAAATGCAGACAAGAACAACGACTGACCCGCTGATTATTTGTCTGGACCCGCTGATTATGTGTCTAGTTCCGCTGATTTATGGGAGTAAGTATGATTAAAACATTAGAACAGGTATGACCAAAGGTATGACCGATCATGGTATGACCGCCCTAAGTTGTTGATGTTGTTTGATGTGTTTGTCTGGGGCCGAAGGATTACAAATCAGCCGCTCTACCAACTGAGCTAAACCGGCTTATAGGTGAATTATCAAACAAAACAACAACTTAGAGCAATCAAAGTCATAGTGTTTTCAACCACTTATATGACATCATATGACACCATATGACACCATATGACAACAAAAGTATGACGGAAAGTATGACCGAAAAAGTATGACCGAGCATATCAAAAGTATGACCGAGCATATCAAAAGTATGACCGAGCATTTTTTTTCGGCGTCCGTCTAAACTGCTATCTGTAATTCGATAGGCGCAGAAGCAGTCGCATCATGTAGGTCTTTAGATGCATGATTGGCATACTTCATAGTCTGGGATATGTCGTTATGCCCCATAATTTTTGACAAGTATGCTAGCGACATACCCCGCCTTAAACGGTGTGCCGCATAGGTGTGACGAAGATCATGGAAACGGAAGTCCGTCACCTTGGCGAACTCCTTAGTCTCTTGCCACGCACGTTTAAGGTCTTTGTAGTGTGTGCGGCTTCTTTGGTTCCAGAAGACATATGCATCAGGACACCTTGGTTCAGACATCATCCGCTTCAAGGTTGGTACAAATTCCTGGGGGACAGGCACTACTCTTTCTTTATTCCCCTTACATATCTCAGGGGGTAAGCGGAACTGATAACCAGAAGTCTGGTTTTCAATCTCCAGATAATCCCATCGATTAAGGAACAGTTCGCCTTGTCGCAGCCCCATCAAGAACGCCATGAGTATGATGTCATGCATGTCTGGGTTACAGCATTTCCGTGACGCTGCTAACAAACGCTCCATCTCTTCTAACTCTAAGAAGCGAGTGCGCTCAACAAGAGTGAAGTCTGACTTATCATAGTCTCTTATGGGGTTGGTCTTGATGACTGATGTAGTTCTCTTTGCATGTGTAAAGATACTACTCAGGGTTTGGAGATCCCCTAGTATGGTGCGACCTGTGATGTATGAACCTTGTACGTTTTTGTCCAACCTCCGAGATTGGACATAAGCATGGATAGTTTCATTACTCATGTCCAAGAGGTTGACGCCACGAAACACAGGCAGAATTCGCCTCACAACCTTCATATGATCTTTCGCATACTTCTCAGACTTTGTGTTGAGTTCCTTAATATGCGTCAGATTTGTCAGGTCCTTCTCGGGATGGAACCAACCAAACCTATCATGCAGAAAGTTGTATGCGGCATCCTCAAATAGGATCGCATCCTTCCTTAATGTGATAGTCCCTGCCAGATACTCATCACGTTTTTCGATAGCCAGTTTCGCGGCCTCTATAGTAGAGGAACACTCCAATGGTATCTGAACAGGCTTACCTTGGTGTTTGAATTGGGAGTAGTATTTGGTTCCCCCTTTTCTTTCCCGCACCAGTAGGTACGGGTACTTCTTTGTAGCCATGCCACATCCTTTCAATTATGTAGTTCTGTCAAACGGTCACCATTAAAACGCCAACCTCTTCCTACTCGAAAGACGATGCCTTCTGGCACCTTGTTTTCAGCAAGCCAGCGGTAGATGGTGCGCCTTGATAATTTTAGCTGATCTGCTGTTTCTTGTGGAGTTAATAAATTTTTAATTGGCATAATTTACTCCTTATGTTTTAATAGTGGAAGTTAATGTTTAGTTAACCGGATGAGAGACGTAATGTGAGTATCGATACAGACAGCGACTACGAGTATGTACATCCCGAATATTATGGAATTGATCTCTACCTCCACAAAATCAGAACATGGGCGCACAAATACGGGTTCTCCGCACACGGGCTAGCCAAAGCGTGTGATATGTCGCCAGGAACCTTACAGAAAATGTTCCGAAAAGAATGGAACCCAACCGTTAACACACTCGCGGCACTTGAGTACTTCATGTACAATTATGAGAAGAAGATGGAGTGGAAAGCGAAGATGCAAAAGTAGAGAGCATCTTCTCTAGATACCACTGAGCCTTTTTCAGATCTTCCTCTTGGTTCTTATATTTATATCGCCAGATATATTTGATGCAGTTGCCTTGGCAATAGGAACGAAACCCATCGACATCTAATGCCGCTTCAATGGCATCGATACATTCAATCCCCGCCTGATTATAGTGCGGCGGGGAGTTCACCATGTCTTCTGGTGGGAGATCAAAAGTGTCTTCCACCTTGTGGCCTTTCGCACGGTGCTCTTCCCGTGCCTTTTGTATCATCCTAAGATAATAATCGTGACTGCGCTCCCCTTTGTAGGGGGTTGTGTCACGATCCACAGGTGCCGCCTTTTCCGGTAATGTCACAGACATCGATTGCCTCCATACTTTCGTCAAATTTCTCACCAAGTTTTGCCTTCGCCTCACTGTACGGCACCGCCGTAAGCGGTTGACCACCGCGACTTCCATCGGGATAGCAAGTAAAGCCCCTAAGACGATGAGCATATTTTGCTAACGTCTCGGCAAACGGTTGGACTGTGTCTGGATTGTTTAGCTTATGTCCCCACTGTGGGAGATTGATGGTCGAGCTAATCGACATATCAACGTAGTCTTGAACATCCGCCTGGAACTTTATGCGCTGCTCGTAATTCTCAGACAAATCGAGGCTTGTCTGGATCTTGTCTGGATCAACGTCATATCTATCAATGACGTTTTGCGCTGCGGTATCCACCACATACTGGTACTTCCATCGCTTGTTCTCTAGGTAACGGCGTTTGAAAGCGACAGCGAACAGGGGTTCGATCCCAGAACTGGTACTTGCCAAAATGGCTATCGATCCGGTGGGAGCGATAGCTCTACGAGCGACGGGCTGGCTCAAACTAAGATCGTCAGCACCGCGAGAAGCTGCTTGGTCGGACACATTTTTATAAACGTGTAACCACCGCTTGAGTTCCGGTGTAACCTCATAGGGCATCCGTCTCTGGAGCAACCATTCATGGATGCCCATCAGACCAAGGCCTAACCGCCTGTTCTTCTCGCGGACACCATAGATATGATCATAAGGAAGCTCGGCCTTGATTGTGCCGCAAAGTAGGAACTTAGTAGCCAACTCGGTACATAGGCCGAACTCTTTGATGTTCTCAATACGAGACATATTGAGAGAGCCAAGGTTACAGACATCACCGTCATCGGAAGATGTTACTTCAGTGCAAGCGTTACGAAGTGTCTCGGTCTCTTTGTCAAAGAAGTTAAATGAGAACCCTGGCTCTCCGGTACGCATGGCTTGTTCGACATTTGACAGCCAGACATCAGACAGTTTGCCCGTCTCCCAGTAGTCGGTTAGCCACTTAGTGTTCCAGTTAATGCTGATGTTAGTCATGTCCAAGTCAGCCTCGTAATTAAAGTCGGCTTGCTTGGCATCGGCTACGGAGAGGTCCGTGCCTTGGATCTTCTTACTATGCCAGTCCTTGGCTTTGAGGAAGTTTAGGACATCGGAATGGTCACAAGAAAGTGAGGCATAAATAGCAGAGCGACGGCTACCGCCTTGCATGACGGTGCGGCCAATATTGTTGACTGCCTTCATCAGATCGATGGGGCCAGAGGCTATGCCGCCTGTCCCGCCTAGCTTAGAGCCAGCCCCACGCAAAATAGAATAGTCAATCCCAATCCCGCCACCTGTCATCAGACACATCGTCGCATCGTGGACAGTCTTAGCCCACTGTTCGCGGGTGTCTTCCTCACAATTCAACAGGAAACAGTTGTTGAAGAACTTCCGTTTGCGACCAGCGTAATAGAGATACCTACCGCCTGGGATGAAACGCATGGTGGCGATCATCCACTTCAAACCGTCAATATCTGTCTTGTCCAAAAGTCCTGAACAAACATCTTCAACCAAGGTGTTGGCTAGCTCGGGCCAAGTCTCAGCGTTCTCATGTTTATATTTCAGATTAAAAATGTCTTCTGAAAGGTGGTCACGGAAAATCTTGTTGTCGGCATTGATGCTCATGTTCTGATCTCACTTAGCGGAAGCCCAAGTCAAACCCGTGTGGTGTGTAACGAGTTCTCGTTGGGGAATGTTTGGAAAGAATTCTGTCGCAGCCCAAGTCATGGCATCGACCATGATCTTCTCGGCTTTCTTCACTTCCGCATTTGGGACTTCAGCAATGATCTCATCATGCACCACATGGATCAGCTTCGCTTTGAGGTCACCCCAGACATTCGGGAATTTTGACAGACAAAGAAGCATGATCTCGGCGGCTCCACCTTGGCAGACTGTGTTGACAGACTTTGTAAAAAGTTGTGACGGATAATGGGGCGCATACACACGCCCTTGAGGCGTCCATAAGAACCCTGTGTCATCGCTTGATTTGTGAGTTTGTCTGATCCACTTCTTGAGGTCTGGATATAACTCCAACATCTCATGCTGGATACGAGATGCCTCATTCGGTGATGTCTGCTGGCCTTGCGCCGTTAACTTTTGGGCGAGACCCCGTGGACCTTGTCCATAGACCAGACCAAATATACACGCTTTCGCCGCGTCACGATAGGGTTGTCCATCTCCTTTGGTGAAATAATCATCATCCACTCCTTCGGGGTATTCCCCTTTGAAGCAGTGACGGGCCACCATTGTGTGTACATCTAAGCCATCTTCGATAGCCTTGAGAAGGACACGGTCTTGAGCCACAGATGCAGCAACCCTGATTTCAATCTGCCCATAATCACAGACCACAAGTTGGTGATTGGGTTTGCTGACAAACAAATGTCTGAACTCGTTTGTCTTGTTAATTGTCTGAAGGGCTGGCTCGGTAACAGAGAACCGCCCAGTCTCAGTGCCGCCGATCCGAAAATTAGCGTGTAGCCTTTTCGTGATTGGATTCACAAATCTTGTGAAGTCAGAACCAAGTGTCGAGTTATTCTTCTTTGCGTTTGCCCAGTTCGCCAAAGCAATAAGAGGGGGCCTGTGGTCTTCAGGAACCAACCCAACATTCTCAAGCAGATGTTCCTTACCCACTTGAAGCTGACCTGTGTCTGTCTTAGGCCAACCATCAGTATTGAAGGGTGGAAACTTTTCAAGATGGAAGCGAAGCCATGCAGCCACTTGTTTGGTGGAGCCTGGGTTATCCACCTCGGGTGCGCCAGCAGCACTGTGAGAAGCGAAGGCTTTAGTGGCGTCAGACAAGCCCGTGTTAAACTCAGACAAAAGTTTGTCTGACAAGACTTTGTGCTGCTTGGCGTCAAACTCGACGCCCGTGATCATCACCTCATTGGTTGCTCGAATTGCAGACCGCATGAGGTCATAGGTCCACTCACAATCTTCAGAGGGTAACCGCTTGATTGTGCTCACCAGATGCTTCTGCTTCTGATAAAGCATCCAAGTCGCAACAACGTCTCCAGCCGCATAGTGGATTTGGTTCTGATCAAGAGGGTCTCTAGACCAGTCACTGGCTTGCTGCTGTTTGTTGAGTTCTTTTCCAAGGATCAACTTGCAACGTGCCGCCAATGCCTTGCTCACAAAACCGACACTCTCCAGAGCGTGAGCTTGCAAAAGGCTACAGTGGGGATGCCTTGCTGGTGTGATCCCCAACGTACTCAACATTTTAACATCGAACTGGGCGTTATGCGCCAGCCAGATAACAGTGTTTTTGTTAAGAACACGTTGACCTAGCTCGTCAAACTTCCCAGCCCCGACATGCCAGCGGTCAATAACAATGACCTCGTCGCCGCCATCATATAACTGAAGCAGTCGAACCTGACCTGTGTAGACATTGAGGCCAGCCCTCTTCACATGACGAGCTACCTCATTGAGATTTGATCTAGCCTGGGCAAGGTCAGATTTAGCCGCATCACGACTTATGCGTTGTTCGGGGGAACACTTGGCAGCATGAGGAAATGCCGCAAAAGTTTTTTGAACCTTGTCATGCTCATTGAAACGTCTGTCGTATTCATCCAACAACGATTGGACAGCAGCCGTCTCAACGTCCACAGACAAGAGCAAGGGGTCAGACTTTGTCTGGCTCTCAAGTTTTGTTTCTAGCTCCCTGATGACATTTTCTAGTTCGCCGTCATCTGTCACATAGCGAAGATGTTTGTCTTCCATAAAATCATGGAAGCTGGGGGCGGCTGATGTGCCGCTCCCCAACACCGCTTCCAATGCCGTCATCAGTTTTCTAAAGACGGCTTCTTCTTAGAGGACTTCTTTGGCTCGGCAGCTTCCGGTGTTTCCAAAGGAAGCTCACCTTGTTCTCCGTCCATCGAAATATAGCGAGTAATAGTCATAAGGGGAATGTGGGTCTTCCCGCCATACTTCTTGTTGTTATAGAAGCCAGTGTCAAACAGGACTACGGGAACCTTGCCTAGGGCGTCACCGCTTTTGCAGTCACGAATCCACTGCTTCATCATGTTACCGATTGCAGCTTGCCCACCTTTAGAAGAGGTAGTGAACTGGGCAGCGATCTCATCTGGTATACCGTAACTCGCCAAAATTTTGAGATCGAACCGGAAGTTCTCGGACCAGCCATCATTTTGTTGGGAGTAGGGTCCGTGGTCGGCAAGCGTATGTTGTTCTGGTAGAGGTTGCCCCACCGTCACCCAATGCTCATCAATCGGATTGCCGTCCTTCCAGCAAACCCAGCCATGCTGAAGCTGAGGCAAATTCGGAACAGCCTCAAACTTGTTTTCAGGAAAGCTGTCTTGGGCTTTGCCAATCATCCAGTCGCCCTGCTTGTATTTAAGGTACTGGACACCCGCCACTGACATGCGGTCAGCTAGGCTATCGATTGCGTTGACTAAGGAGGAAGTCAATGCTACCCCCATGTCTGGGGTTGGGCTTGTCTGAAGTTCACTCATTTGTCTACCTTTCACGGTTGCTTGATGAAAAAGTCTGTCTGTCTGTCAACTTACATTCTTAATCGTTATGTTGATCCTTGGGGTGTAGTCACCAGATGTTTGAAAATCTTTCGGGTCCAGCCCCTGTTCCTCAAAGATAGTCTTGTCATAACGAGGGGGGCTTTTGGCAGAGAACGCCGTGACGCTCCCCCAGTCACCTGACACTTTGCGAGTGCCAGCCTCACGCAGAACCTCCATTATCTCGTTGTCAATTAACTTGAGATCAGAGGCGTCAGACTTTGTCTGAGCGTGAAGTTCTTTGCGCTGCACAGCCAAGGCGTGAATACGTTCCTCGACGGCAATCGCGTAATTGGATTTTTCACTGGTCGGAATTGCGGCAACTTCGTGGCCTTGGCATCGCTGCCGCCATGCACACCACTGACAGTCTTTGCCGCCTTCAAGTTTACCTTCTGGCATAGGCAAGTTGTCTGGACTGTAGTTATCCCAGACAGAGTTAGCCCGTTGCTCCAGAGACAAGGCAAGGTCAGCGTCTCGCTCAACCAGAAAGAATTTTATCTGGTTAACAAAAGACGCATTAATGTACGCAATTACCGAATATTTCGGTGCATATTTACCACCCGTTGTGATGTAAGTAAGGTGCATCCCTTGCTGACACTGGAGCCTATGTTGATCCTTCGGCTCAGACAAATTGTCAAATGGTCGGGGGTCTATCGATTTGATCTCAAAATACAGACAGTTTGTAAGAATTGTCTGGGTGTCTAGCTCATACTTAAATTGTTGGAGTGGGTCCTTAGAAACCAGCAACCCGTCAGGTGTCGCACTTTGTTTACCGTGAACCAGGGTTTGCTGATCTGAACCAGACCAAATGAGTTCAACATCAGAGGGTAGGCCCTTCTGAACTAGGTCTTCAAACCATGTCTCAATAATGTTGCCACGCTCTGCTGCGCCCAGGTCTTGAACGAAGTCTTCGTCTTGTTCGACTCCGTGTTTTGAGTAGACGAGTTTTCTCAGACAACCACCAATCTCAGACGCACCGACTGTCTGGGAGCGGTCATGTCCACCCCAGGTCTTCGCATCCGAAGCGCGGCTTATGTTCTCGGAAACGAGATCAGTTAGGTTCAACATGATCCACGTTCCAATTTGCAAGATAGTCGTCCATAGTGAAAGGCACCAGCGACCAGAAGGAAGAGAGGGTATGGTAGTTATTATAGAATGAGGGACCTAACCCTAGATGTTTCTGGTCATCAGGAACAACAGGCGTTTCCTCGTATGGATTATAAACAACCACTTCAAGGATGGTCTCATCACAAGGAAGAAGGGTCTTCCTTATTATGTCTGGGGGATTATCAAATAAAACTGGACCGTCCAAATGTTCAGCTAGTTCGTTGTTGTGCTGAACTGCTGCCCAGATTAAATCATTATCAGTTACCTTGCTTGTCATGTCTGATCTCCCTCGTTGTCATTTGCTGTCACCAGTTCAGGGTATTTGAACCGCAACTCTTGCTGTCTCTGTTCCCACTCCTCATCCGTGAATGAATGACGAATGGTGGCATACAGCAAAGCGTCCAACCCGTTGTCTGCCGCATTATCATAGTCTCCGCTCTCATGGTTACGGAGAAACCGAGAGGCGGCTAACAGTTTGATGGCAGGGTCAAGCTGAACTTCTGGGTCAAAATACATGCCCAAGTCTTCGGCTTTCTTAATAAGCTGTTTGTCTGTCATGTCTGGTCTCTTTCCCGTTCAGCGTTCACACAGGGCGCACATTTGAACACCCCGTCGATCTTCACAGTGGCGTTCATTACCCCACAGTTTGAACAGCGGACGTTTGTCAAAACGATTGTCATGTCTGATCTCCCTTAAAAAGAAAGAGGGGAACAGGCACCTGAACAATACCTGTCCCCCCCTTTAGTTGGTTTCTTCCGCTAGTGTGATCCTTGACGGGAACGCTGGTAGGGGAAACGCGAAACCCATTAGCGTTCTGTAACCGATTTACCCTCAAGTCAGAGGGAGAACCACTGATGACAGCCCCTAGCAACGGGCTGGTGTGGGGGCGAGGTACACCCCCGTGAGGAGCCATGCGTAAGAACTCCCCAAAAAACATCACGCCACCTCATTTACTAAGGTTGCGCGGGTCTGCTTGAACAGTTCGCCAAACAGATTTTCATTCGGGTCAATAACACCATCGATGACACGGTTCGCCATGCAGTACTTGCTGATGAGCAAACGAAATAGCTTTTCGTCATAGGTGTCTTCGGCCACTAAATAGTAGATGTTCGCACCGCCCGTCATGCCAGCGCGGTGGATGCGATCTTCGGCTTGAAGCATCTGCATTGGAGAGAAGTCCATCTCCACGAACATCAGTTGCTCGGCAAATTGAAGATTAAGCCCCATGCCACCCGCACCTATCGTCGTGATGAGCGTGTTGGTTCCACGGTCCTGTTCAAACTGCCGCACAATATTGTCACGTTTGGTTTGTGTGGTTTCGCCAGTGAATAAAACAGACTGGCCTTTACCGTTAAGGTGGATGCGTTTTGCGACCTCAACATGCGTGGTAAAGATCACCAGCTTTTCGTCACGCCGTGTCAGCCGCCAGTCATCACGCCACCGAATTGCAGCGTCTGCCTTCTGAAGGCCAACGTCTAAAGTCTCCTCATGCCAGTCGAGGTAATCTTTTGGCGCAACTTTGACGGGGACTTTGGTGCGGATTTTTTCGGGCAAATCCATGCAGTCGGATTTGTGAACCCGATGCATTATAGACTTTGTCAACGAGGATAGTTCGTCTGCATGACTGAGGCCGTCAGCTAAATACCCAAAAGGTCCTTGCCGTCCGTTACAGAAGCGGCGGGTGAACCGCCACCAATCGTCAAATTTGTCGGGGTTAGCGATCCGAAGCTGAGTGAATAAATCCACAGGCCGATTAATAATGGGAGTGCCAGATAACATAAGAACAAAAGGGATCGTCCGAACAATCGCCTCAACGTCCTTGGTCCTCGCCGCCTTGTGGTTCTTGATGAAAGTGCTTTCGTCACAAACAGCAAATTCAAATTTATAGGGTAGGCTCTTGATAGCCGTTTTGAATTTTGCAGTTCTTGCGTAAGAGCAAATGACGAGGGTTTCGGTGGGATCTGAAGCATCAATAGTATCCTTGAAGATTTGAATGGTGCGATCTGGCAAAGCCTTCTCTAACTCACGCTTGTGTTGCAGCATGATTGAGGCGGGGCAAAAGACGACCACCGGACCAGCGTTAATCGCATGAATAATAAGAGCGGCCCCGATTGTCTTTCCCGCGCCCATCTCCCAACCCAGCATCATGCGCCCGTCTGAGCTTATGAAGTCAGCGGCGGCATCTATTTGGTGGTCGAAGGGAGTGATGGGAAAATCATCAGGCCAGTCTTTGCGTACACGGGTACTGAGGATCTGACGATTGTAGTCACGGATAAGAGAGAACGCTGTCTGTTGCATGATTTGCCTGTCTGTCTGTCTTGCTCAAAAAAAGTCTGATCTAAATATAATCGCGTCAGACAATTATGCAATAGTAAAACATGCAAAAAAGACGAGGACCGCTAAAAAAATAGCGGCCCCCGAAGGATGACAGACTACAGGATGTGGTAGGTCAGGGAGGTGAACCTAGCCACAATGGGGATTATAACACCACATCTTGTGGTTAGCCAGACAAATTGAAAAATGTTTTCGATTGAATTATATTAGTCAGGCTTTCATTAAATGATAGGTGACAGACAGATGGACAACAATTTAATAACCACTTTCCTCACGGAAATTTATAGACACCAGACAGACGGTAAGCTGGTGTTCCACGCATTTAAACAAGACAAGGCGTCTAGCTTCTCCGCTGATATGAGTGACGACTTCTTCTCTTGGATCGAACAACATGAGAATGACGGATACGGAATTCATGTACGGCAAGCCCGTATGAAAAACGGAAGCTACAGTGCAACCAAACGAGATGTCTGCCAGATCACGCATCTATGGATCGACATTGACAAAGCGAGAGACGAGATCAATTTCGTTGAGAGTGGGGATGACCCGATCCCCGATCCCACCTTTGTGGTGGATAGTGGCAAGGGCGTTCATATGTACTGGCGTCTCACGGAACCCGCGACAGACTTCCGGTTGTTTGAAGTCGAGGAGGTCAACAAAAAGCTGGCCTCTTATTTCGATGGCGATCCCGCGCCCACACATATCGCAAGCACTCTCCGATTGGTTGGAACTTTAAACCACAAATACGACCCCCCTCGTATGTGTAAAATTTTGCGCCATAACGAGGGTGCCGAGGTGTCCTTGGGCTATATGGCAGACTGGTTGAAGCGGAACGAAAACCCCGTGGAAGCGTTTGCTGACAGGCTGCTGGGGAACATCAAACCCCAGACAGATTGGCAAGCAGTGCTCGACAACTTGGCAGTTGAGGGACCCTCGAATGAGTTTGGTGGTCGCAACAACTGCGTCACCAAGTTAGCAGGGTGGTGGGCCAGACAAGGTATCGAACCCGAGGTTCAGATTAAGACACTTGTTCACCACGGATGTACGCTGCCGATGTGGGAGATGCACTCCATTGTAAATCGCATGTACCAGAGGGAGCTTGAAGATGCCTGAAGGTTTAGCACCACTGCCACCACTCACAGCGACAGACAGAGTTCGATCTTATGTCACGGCTCAAGTCCAGAGCGGTAAATCACCGTCAGTCATTGCAATCCTGGGAGATGTCGTCGAATCAATCGTTGACGATGACATCAGAAAAAGCGGTGAAGACATCATGCATACGGAAGACACTTGGTATGCCTACCAGTCTCGCGGCATCTGGGTTTCAAGAGACCCAGTCTGGATAAAGACAATCATCGACAAGTGGCATCGTCAGACTGTGTTGCGTGTTCCAAGCAAGACGGTTCGCGGTGAGATCCTTGAAGCCATAATGATGTACGTCCATGAGGAAGACATTGATTGGGCGAACTGTGGCAACGTCATTATCTCTGCCAACAATCAGGCTTACGATCTGGAACAAGACAAGACTGTCACGGTTAAGAAGAGTTGGTATCTGCGAGAGGACAACCTTCTGGCTGTAGAGTATGACGCCACCAAGACTGACACCCCGATATGGGATCAGACTGTGTCCACCATCATGCAACATATCCCCGATACAGAGAGGGCCGATGTTATTACGCTTCTTGAGGAGTGGATGGGTTCAACACTTTTGCGCCATAACAAGCCAAGAGCGTTGTCCAAGTGTCTGTTCCTTTATGGTGAGCGGCGCACGGGTAAGTCCACGATCCTTGATATCCCGAGACAAATCTTCGGGGAGAGTAGGGCAACAGCAGTGGGCCTGGGCGAGACAGATGGTTTCGGATCGATGGCCCTTTTGTCTAAGGCTGTCTGGTTGTCTGACGAGATTGCTGTGGGTTCGGTGATGAATGACAGCGTGATGAAGCGGGTCATAACAAACGAGCCAATCAGTATTAAGGTTAAGATGAAGAACCCGATAGAGATCAGATTGAACATGACTGTCGGGATGGCGGGGAACAGCTTGCCCACAATCAAGGACACCAGTGATGCGGTCTATGACCGGATGCTGTTTGTGCCTTGTGATACGGTGATCACCAACCAACAGGATGACCCCGCGCTGAGGGACAAACTGTTGGCGGAACTTCCCGCGATCCTGAACCGTCTTATTCAAAGTCTGCAAAATGCCAGACAAAGAGGGTTCTTTCAGATCCCAGATTGTCTGGTTCGCAAGGCAGACGAGATTAAGACTGAACAAGACCCGATCCGAGTTTTCTTGGAGCAAGCGTTCAGCTTGGTAAACATTTCTTGTGGCGTTGAGAACCCAGACATACAGACAGCCTATAAGGGTTTTTTGTCTAAGACCGATGGGGAAGAGACAGCCAGACATACCCGAGTAAATCCGACGCATCTCAGTCGGAGGATATCGGAGGTGTTCCCAAACACGGTGACTGGCAAAACGAAATCTGGTACAGTACGGGCAAAGTACGGTATCCATTTTACGGACCAAGGTAAGGCGTGGTTGGATGCTGGCTGGAACCTAGAAGATAATTTCTATAAGACAGATCAGGTCAGGCTCAGGTCGGCTAACATTGGGCCAACCTTAACCACCGTCGAGAAGTAGGGGGGTCCACTATAGAAAGGTCACCCTATGCACCGTCTTCGCTTCAGACTTTGGCTCCGACTAATGCGGTTCTTCGGCGCATTGCATCAGACCTGTTGGCATCGACATGAAAAAGCACTCAGGAAAATGCGGGTTGCGGAAAGGCTCACCCCAAGGAAAACGTAACGCTTTCGCGGCGGCACTAGCTAACCCGCTATTCAAACAGAAAGTTATCCCAAATAAAAAGCGGGAGGAGAGGGTTAAGCGGCCTTCTCGCTCCGCGCTAAAATTAATGTGTCCTTAACACATTCACAGATCTTGTCTGGGTCATCCCCAACGGGGAAATCTGTAAAGCCTAGGTTCCCACACTTGTCGCAAAACATCTGGAAGCTATCGTTTTTATTTATGTCGTCTGTCAACTTCATAAATTAAATGTATCACGGCTTTCAGAATAGTTGAGTGTGTTAATTACCACTTAGCTTTAGTAGCTTTTACCTACACATCTCTGCGACCATTAATACCATCATTAAAAATATGCTGGTTACGGGAAACATTAACGTCATCGATGTCAGCCAGATCAAGTATGCCGCCAGGGGGATTAAAGATGTCCCAGAACCTACCGTTCAAGACGCTGTTTAGGTAAGTATCAGTTGGACTACCTTCACTTGCGTAGTTCGGCATCTTTAAAAGATGGGCATCGCGGATAGCATAAAGATTGATGAAAAATATATAACACAAGTGACGGTACAACCGACTTTGTGGTATTGCCGCCACTGCCATGCTGGCATCCAGCTTATACTTTATGCATTCCTCAGACAGGTAATTGTCTGGTGTACAGAGGCCCAGTTCCCGCGCTTCCTTGAGGACCTTGGTGATGTGCGCTCGGTCAACATCGATCTCACGGGACATCTGCGCGATATTAATTGGGTCTCCCTGGTATTCGGCAATGAAGAGATAATGCCAAATAGATTTGATGCTTTCTGTTCGACGCCAAAAGCTGGAGACAATGTCCTTACGGCGAGGGTTCTGGTTGCGTAGACGCCGTAGCTCTAGCTCCATCCGCGCCCAGGCTACCGATATCTTTATGATCTGGCGTCGGCCCCAACTGGTATCAGCCGCCAGAGTGCTCACTTGAAGGTCTTCAAAATGTTGAGCAGTCTCTAGTTCTGTTACAGTGTTCGGCCAAAAGTCTCGTAAATATCCCTTCTTAGACATAGTCTGTTCTCCTGTTTCTGTCTGTCATACTGTAGTCTGAGCCTACATTAATAAAGAACATTTATAGAACTTATTGTAGTGTGAGGCTACACTTTTTTAACTTAACGCAAAATAATTATTAGGTGTTGTCTGTGGAAAAGGCAAGGGCTTGTACAATTTAGGTGTGTGTAAACAAGTTTTACCGTCACCAGCGTCACCGTGCGTCACCGAATAAGTGATTGTAAACCAGGGAAAAATGACGGCGGTGACGGTAAGGACGCTAATTTCTTCATTAGATGTTTATAGAGTAATAGTTAGAAGGGATGTCGGGATTTAGCGTCACTTGCGTCCTTGGTGTCCGTGTTGTTTGCCTACAGATTTACGGACTTTGTCTGTGTAGACAAGCTACACATACTATTCCATGTGACCTTGTCTGATCGCGCATTTCTGTTGTATATTAGGCAGATGGCAGACGATCTCAAAACCATCGTCGCCGTTGACCTCGGCACCAAGTCTGGGATTGCTTGGTCTACGGGTGACGATATTGAAACCACTGCATTTGATTTTTCTAAGGTGCGTCAGATGGGGGCTGGGATGCGTCCCCTTATGCTCAGACAAGAATTACTTACCTTGTTTGAGAGGTTATCTCCCATTGACCAAGTGGTGTTTGAAAATGTGGAGAGACACAGTGCCACCTACGCAGCCCAGATCTTCGGTGAACTTCGCGGTTGTCTGATGTCTGTCTGTGAAGAGATGGACATCCCGTATCGGGGTTTGTCTGTGACGCGGATCAAGAAGCATGTCACTGGCTCTGGCATCTGTAAAAAGGATGTCACCCGTGAAGCGATAGCCAAACTCTGGCCCCACATTCCTGTTTCCGATCTGACTGAGGATGAAGTGGACGCACTCAGTATTCTAAAGTGTGCTCTAGACAAGGTGATTTGAATGTCTGATGACCAACCCGATGATGATAATGTAATCCAGTTTCCTCTATCTAGCTTGCTAGACAAAAGGTTTGTCTTGGGGTGTCCGCATTGTGAGGAGACACGTTGGCATATCCTCCTACCCGAAAGTGAGATCAGGTTTTCTTCGGATTTGTCTGACGATTTGTCTGATGAAGGCCTCACATTCCAGGCAACACCCGCACCTGAAGTGCTGGAGTGCTCGGGCTGTGGGTTCCGAATTGAGATGGAAGACCCAGTCACACACTGACCACATCCGACATCCGACATCCGACATCCGACATCCCTCCTAGATAAACTTAATCCCAGACAAAAATTTGTCTGGCTTGTCTGGCTTGTCTGGGATTTCGAGAACGCACCTGGTGCTGCGGCAGACGACACCAGGCGGAATTTCTTACAAAAAAAGCGGCCCGAAAGCCGCCTTTTTCTTCGTTAATTTTTGATACCGCTACGGGCCATCACCCCGCATTTCTATTTGCTGTTCCACAAAGTCCTTAGCTTCAGCTTCGGACATGCCCTTGTCTAGGGCCTCTTGAAACCAGTCTTCTAACTGGCCTTGATAGACAGATGGTAAACTCATTAGCCTTCCTTTCCTAAATATGCTTTCAGATTTTCTAGAATGATTTCGATTGCGGCTAACGCCCCCGCACTAGGGTTGTCAGACAAATCCTCATCAACTTGGATGGGCGTACCTGTAGCAATCGACATTGCCCTTATCCGTTGGGCAACCCTCAGCCTCAGATAGTCCGCAACCCCTTTTGGTAGGGGGGTACGTCCGCTAGACCAGTTGTGATAGACAGCAGCGGTCAGACCAAACAAGCCGCGCAGTTCCTTCGGCTCCATGTCTAATGCCAACATGCATAGTCTGAACTGATCAGGTGACATAGTCCGCTGGCTTATACGCGGGTCATCCGTGGGGATAGCCTCAACATACCCAGCATTCTTACGGCTCCGATGGAACCGACTATCTAACAGTTTATCTGGCAGCATGTTAATCATAACAGCCTCATCAGGTTTTCAACCATCCGTGCGACAGCATCTATAAATTCCAGCATTACCGTCTCCTCTCATATGATCTGCCAACCTTCCAGAGGCGGCGGTCTTTACACAGGCGGCGAATACACCGCTCGTAATCCGTCTCTAGAAGATCATCGATGGCCTCGACTGACGCCATGAATTTAGCCTTCAGTTTCCGACCAGAGATTGTCTCTTCTTTGGCGAGGCCATCCATGATGATGTCCATACCTTTCACCAGCCTGTCGCGTTTGCTCTCACGTTTAACGACTTTCTGTCGCCACTCTGGCATCTCAATGGCGGGTCTCTGGGCGGGTTGTAGAAGGCGTTGCCTCCGCTCATCTTCCTCGTATTGTTTGACCCTTTTCTCCCAGGCTGCACGTACTTCGGGACGCCTGTGATCAAGGAAGGCTGGGATTTCACATAACAGATCGACCTCTGCATCCCTATTTACGACTGGCACCACTTCAGCCTTTGGCTTCGGCGTTGCTTTTGGCTTTCCCTTCGGGGTCTCCTGGCGGGAGACGATTGCACCCGCCAAGTCTTCCATGCCTACGTTATGCCGCATTTTTATCGGCCCCCTCGCCCACAACAGGGTTAACCAAACGTGCAGTGATCACGCTACGGGCCTCTAAAAATTTCTGGGTCATAGCTTCCCCGAAATTCTGATCCAATAACCACTTCGGTGCATCAAAGGCATGGAAGGTAATAAGACCGTCACCTTTCATCTCTCCGACTTCTGTGATCTGTGAGAACGGCCACCATTCTGTTACCCCATTGATGCTTAACTGCACCGCTTTCTCAGTTGTGCGGGACTTAACCGCATAGAAGCGGATGATGGGGGACGGGGTGCCAGACTTGCCCCCGCCGCTGGACCGTCCACGGGGGACAAAATTATCGATGCGACTATCTAGGTCTACCACTGTGGTGCGGACGCTGGTATCCAGAACATTAAATGTGTTCTCATCTAGGTAGTTCATGCTGATCCAGTCGATGGCATAGTCTGCGTCATTATACAGATACGCCTCACCCAACCGACCTGTTACGTCCCGCTTATCTTTGCGGTGAATGACCAGTGCGGCGGGACCCCACTTGCCATCCAGCTTTACCAGTTTCACCCAGACCTTTGTATGGGGTGCGAATTTTCCGCTACGCCCCACCTTCGGGCCAGTGGTTGCACCAAATGGGAAGGCCAGTTCGGTGCCGTCTTGAAGTTTGAATGTGTTTTGACTGATAGTCATTTCTTGATCCTTTCGGTTGCTAAAAATTTGTCTGTCTGTCTGTCTGTCGTTTGATGCAGGTGCATCGTCATGTCCACCAGACCCGATGTTCTGGGCCTGATGGACATTGCGTTGAACCCGCTAGCTAAAGTGAGCCTTTCGGTACTTGTCGCTCTCGCGTATCAACGTATCGAGAACCTCCGTGCAGAGGTTCCCAGCATGGCAACCATCGATGCCAACGGGGAAAGTGGAGTTGATTTTGACAGAACCAATGCCAACCCCGATGGCTTCAATGCCCCACGCCGTTAATAGTCTGACGATGCTAGCCTCTCGCGGCCCAACGCATCCATCTGTCAGGACTAACATGACCTTGCGGTCTTCTGGACGGGACCGCATTTGAAGGCCAGCCCATGCCATGCATTTATCTAGCGGGGTCCCGCCCACGGATTTGATACGTGCCACAAACCCTTCGCGCTTAATCCAGGGGTCTCTGAACCCCTTGATCAGGGTGCCGCCGCGCCCCGTGACATCACCGCCATAGTGGTTAGATGTTGTTTTACCTTCACTGATACAGGCACCTTCATCCCTGGACCGCCAGTATCCATTCGCCCGATTGCCTTGGGCGTCGACATAGGTTTGGCATTTGTCGTGCCGTCTATCTTCAATACCAGGGAAGGCCATCATGTTGAATGTGACCCCTGCCTCTTCCAGTGCATCGCCTAACACCAGGGCTAGCCCATTGGCGTTATATTGGCGTATGCCGCCCATGCTGCCCGAATTGTCGATCAGGATGGACACGGCGGTGGTGAAACCCTTTTCCTTCCATTTTGTTTTGAAGACGTTGGTGTTTCCCGTCTTAACCGCTGACAGGCGGCGGGTATCTAACCGCCCTGCCTCGCGGAGACGTTTCACGCCCTGTCTGTCTGGGTTCAGCAGTAGCCGTGCCAGCTTGGCTTTCAGGACTGAAGTGCTAACCCGCATTGTCTTGCGAATTTCCTTAGTGGCTTTCGCCCGTGCTCTGAAATTTGCATCCGTTGCCATTGTCTTAGTCCTCCAAAATGCCCATGAAAATTTCGTTAGGGTTCATTACTCCGATATCGACGCCATGCTCCTCAAAGCCCTCCAGCATCGTGTGGCGTTCTACAATTTCATCTACAAGGCTTCCGATATCGCGGCCCGAATGTTCCGCAATGTGCTTGTCATCCAGGGGGGACCCTGCATCCCCATTTTCGGAGTACCCACGGCTAGGGCCTTCGCTCTCGCCTTCGCCTTCGGGGCGTCCTTCGCCTTCCTGATCGGACCCGCCGCTGCCGCCGCCTTCGCCTTCTTGATCGGACGCACCGCCCTGGCCCTGGCCTTCGCCTTCGCCTTCGCCTTCGCGGTTAGACGGTCCACCCTGACCATCCTCTTCAGTAACGTCCCCGTCTTCGCTCTCGCCTTCGCCTTGGCCTTCGCCTTGGCCTTCATCTTCGCGGTCATCATCGTTGAATTCATCATCCGACTTCGGCGGCGTTGGGCCTTCGCCTTCGCCTTCGCCTTCGGGCGGCTCTGGCGCGACCTGTTTTCCCGCCAAGTCTGCGAACCAACGGGCGGTCTCCAGAATATCTTGTGTGTTTTCAGCGGCTGCAATTTCCGCAACGGCTCGTTCAAAGATAGCGAGGGTATCGGGGGGTATCCCGTCTAGCATCTCTGCCACTTGGTCCCCCAGGTTGCCATACAGTGCATGGTACGCCATCAAGTTAACGCAGTATCCCCACTGGTCCTCGCATCTGGGGTCAGGGGTCCCCATCTTCGCGCAATAGCTGGTAAGTGCTGCGAGAATGTTACGGGCGTTGCCAAACTGAAATTTGTTGATCAGTTCCCGCTCCTGGCGCGGGTCCTCAAAACAGTTCACCAAATGTGAGAGGCCTTCCGCACAGGCTTCCTTCCAGACCTCTACGTCTGTGTAGAGGTTATGCCCCATTTCATGGGCGGCGAACCCAGAGAATACATCTGCCTCATAACGCGATAGAACCGCATTGGCTGGTAGGTATGGGAAGGTGATCTTTGTGCGGATCACCCGCTCACCTTCCGCATTGGTTTTGATGTTCCACGATGTGGACGCCGTGTCCCCGTGGAAGTCCACCCGTACCGTCTCCACTTTTAGACCCGCATTGGCGAGACTGGTATGGCAAGATGCCTGTAAGGCGGTGCTCAGATCCTGTGCTATGACTTGTTGATGTTTCACTGTCTTGTCCTTTCGGTTGCTTTGTCTGTCTGTCTGTCTGTCTAGGGGTATTGTGTGAGGCCCCGCCGTGTATGCTGCGAGGCCCCAAGGCAATAACCCTATTGGCTGAAGGGAAGGTCCCCTTCGGCTTCGTTGGCTTCGCCTTCTTGATCCTTCGCGGCGGCGGCGTCCAACTCCGCTTGGACCGCTTCGGTATCTTCCCCGCGAATTGCAGCAATCATAGCCGCCTTGTGGTTATGAATATTCCAGAGTTGCACGGCGGTCTCCTGATCATCAGGACGGGCCGCACCGATAACGGTGGACATGAACGCATGTTCAGGGGACCAGCCGTCCTTGATGGCACAAACAAAGGGGACAAGGGACCGCATCGACGGGCCGATATCGGCGGCTTGGCCTTCGCGCTCTGCCTTCCTAAGTACGTTGGCGAATGAAATCACCTTCTGTGCAGCCGCCTTCGTAATGGCGGCGTCCTTGGACAGGATAGTGGCTTCCAAGTCCTTGTCTGGATAGTCCACCCGCTCCTTGAAGGCCCAACGGTCCATCATGCTTGTGTCCTGTACCTGACAGCCGCTGTACTGGCCTGTCAGGTCCCCATTACCGTTGGAATTGTCACAGGCAAATATCAGGACATCTTCGGCAATGTTGACCACTTCGCCCGTCTCCAGGGTAAACTGGCGGTCATCAACGTCCAGCATGTTGAGGAATACGAGGTCCGCTGGATCTGCGCGGAAAATTTCATCTAAGACAATCACGGCCCCCCGCTGCTTAAGTGCATGGGTGAGGGAACCATCATTCCAAACCGTGTCCCCGTTTTCGATACCCATCGCCCCAACAAGTTCAATCGGGTTTACTGAGCGGGAAAAATTGATCTTAAAAAATGGGCGTCCGGTCATGGCCGCGAATTGTTTGGGAGCGGACGTTTTACCGGACCCCTTCGGACCCCATAGCAGTGCGGTGTAGCGGCCCCCGCTATTGTAGCCGCCCAGGGTTGCGAGTGTTTGGGCGATCTGCGGTTGCCACTGATAGTGAGATTTCAGCGGCGGGGTCTGGGGACAATCGAAAGTCTTGATCACCCCGTTCAGGCCTTCAACGCCGAATAGGTCTGTGGCGTAGGCGTCCTCGCCCTGGTTAACAGGGATGGTTTTGAGCTTCGGCTTGATTGGCCCTGCATCCCTGTTTGGGGCGGCGGCGGTATTATCCACGACCACTTTTGGCGCACGGGCGGCGGCGATTAATTCGCCTATCTTTTCCCGCTTTTCCGCATAGCCCAGGTTGGCTATGGCGTCGATCTCAGCCGTGTCGGGATCAACCCCAACGGGTACGGGGACTGGCTCCGCAATCGGTGCAGCCGCGACCGCTGCGGCCACAGACTGCGGCGGCGTTGGGCGTGGCGTTGATGCTGAGGGGGAAGGGGCGGGGGAGCCTTTAAGGCGTCCAAAGTCTGAAGGATCAATCCCCAAGGCCTGGGCGGTGTCGGTAATTTCAGCAACCCGTAGGGCCTCTGGTTTGATGTGTTTGAAACGGCCTGAAGTGTCCGCTTTCATCCGGTTACGAATTTCCGCGAGAATGGCGGTTCGTTGGTCTGGGCTGTATTTGTACTCCACTTTTTATCTCCTAGTCTGTCTGTTTTGGTTCTGTCATAGGCTCTGCCCACGGGCAACGCCCAACACCAATATATTCGCGTTCGCTGTATAAAACAAGGGCTACATGCATTTTTTACAGGGGCCTTATGTCTGATACCAATGTGCAGGGCCTCAGAGAGTATGACGGCCCGCCCCCCGGTTTCTTACATCGTCCAGAAAACTTTTATTTTCCGCGCCAGACAGACAGACAGACAAGGCCCCGCCCCAGACAAACGGCCCACAGACAGACAAGGTATGACCGAAAGTATGACCGCCCGCCGCAGCCCGCCGCGCAGCCCCCGTCCCGCCTCACTATCCCGCCGTGGCCCCGCTGATTTCATATCAGCCGCCCAGACAAATCGAACACTTTGTCTGGCCCTGGCCCACATCGACCAGAAGACACTCTGGCACCCCAGACCTGATCTCCGCGCCGCCCGCGATCCGCCCTGAACCCAGTGCTTACGTTTTTGAGGGCTTAAACACGTTGTCTGAAAACACTGTTTTTAAAAATTTTTTTATATTATATTGTTGTCTATGGTCTGGAGGATCTATGGCTAGACGAATAGACAAAAAGCCACCTAAGCATTTGCGGAAGATGGCGGCATTTAACCAAGAGATTTCAAAGATTGAACAAGAAGACATGCTGTTTCAGCACCCGTCCTTCTTGGGAAATCAACGGCAGTTTATTGATACGTTATATAAAGAGCTACCCGCCCTAGCGGATCGCTTGGTCAGTTATATGTCCGCTGTTCCAGAGCGTCATGTCAGCGCAAATGGCACGATGCAGTTGATGATCCCTGAGAAAGCCGCTCTTACAGACGGGCAACTCCAGCTTTTTAAGATGATCTTACAGAAAGGGCTACCGAACCAGCAGCCTGTAAATATGAACGGCGACCAGAGCCAAAAGACGGACGGGAAAGTCCACATCACCATCAACCAGTCTGGTCCTGAGATAGACTTTGACCAGAGTGGGGAAGTAATACAGGGGGTCCAACAAGGTCGGGCAAAACAGGTGGGGACCCTGACGTTCAAGAAGCCCGAGGTTCTCAAGAAGTGAGCCAAGAGGTAACCTTTGAGGCGCATCACGGGCAACAACTAGTCCTTGCGGACGAACATCGTTTTATGACCCTGGTATGTGGACGGCGTTGGGGTAAGGATCACCTAGCTTGTATTAAAATCCTCTCTCATAGCTTGTCTCATGTGTCTCCTCGCGGCGGTAAAATCTACGCTTGGTTAAATCCAGTCTATAATCCGCAAGGGAAAGAGAGCTTCCGTGTCTTTCGGACTTTTGCGGAGTCCGGTGGCTTGGTTCAGAAGTGCATAGAAACCCCACCAATGGAGATACGACTAATAAACGGAGACAAGGTTGTCTTCTTTTCGGCAGATCAACCGGATAACTTACGGGGTGGTCAGTATGATGGGGTCATAATTAACGAGGCGGGGCTTATTGGGGACCTTGAAGATCTATGGTCTGGTCCTGTCGCTGCTATGTTGTTGGATAGAGCGGGGTGGGCTTGGCTACAGGGGACCCCGAAAGGGAAAGGACCCCTACATAAATTCTTCCTTCGCGGCCTTGTAGACAAATTAGACAACGGTAAACCTAATCCTTGGAAGTCTTACCGTTTCCCCACCAAGACAAATCCATTTATTCCCGCCGAAGAACTGGATCGTCTCAAGGACGAACTACCGGAGGATATGTTTCAGCAAGAATTCCTTGCTGAATTCCTTGATAGTGGTGGTGCAGTCTTCAGAGGCTTAGATCGAATGAGGGCTAATAGTGAAAACACTCGTATTTTACCTCAAAGCGATATGTGTCGAGTTGGTGTCGATCTTGCTAAACACACTGATTTCACTGTTGCTGTTGCTTTGGACCCTGCCAGCAATGTTATTGGCTTTGATCGTTTTAACAATCTTGACTGGAATATCGTCACCACGCGGATTGAGAGGTTCTGTTCACGCTATAGGGGAACGGTGGTCCTTGATGCCTCTGGAGTGGGCGATCCGATCTACGACAACCTTGCGTCAAAAGGCTTGGCTATTCGACCAGTTAAGTTCACGAATGAGAGAAAGACCCAGATGGTTCAAAATCTCATGCTCCTTATTGAAGAGGGGATAATGCGGATACCGATACCTGATGGCTCCACTGGTATAGACAATTCCACGGAACATCTTTGGCGTGAACTAGAGGCTTACAGCTATAACATCACTGCCACTGGTCGTATTCGTTACGAAGCTCCGCGAGGCTTCCATGATGACTGTGTAACTGCCCTCTTCTTGGCTGCATCTGAGTTGGCTCCCCAAATGTCAGGTCATCATATGTTTAATGAATTAGAACTCTCCCGCGAAATCGGACAGGCAAGCCACGGGTACTAGACAAAATCTAGACAAAAACAATAGAAAAGCGTATATTTTTGTCTGAGTTAACTTTTTTGTCTGGGATTTATTTTTCTATGCATGGTAACCCTCGACTGAAAACAGGCGCACAGCGGTTGCGTACTAATACTAAACCCGCGAGGAAACCAGCGGCTGACAGAAAATCTAATAATGCTGTAGGCAGCGGTAAGGGATGGGGTCTACACACAATGGCAAAGAGTGATGCCACACATTATGAACCCCGATTAAAACGTAAGATACTGCCCCCTTATTAGAGGTACATTATGGCCCGTAAGCCTAGACAAGGCGACCAGTCCGAAATCGACAGTGTCGTTAATCCTACCGATCAGATACACGATAATGTTGCTGATGGTCGTATTCCAGAGGCTGACCCCAGACAGCTTGGACCTTACGTTGACCCAGAAGTAGCTTTAGAAAACGCGAGGACAGACTTGGTCAAAGACGCAGTTAACGAGATGACTGCGATGGAAACACTTGAAAGGACGGGACCTAAATATGATCAAGCACTGGTTGATGAACTTAATGCAGAAGATGAAGACCCTGTGGTTGTGGTTAAAGCAGAAGTTGAAAATGCTTCTGTCATGCCTGACCAACAAGGGCCTGAAGCTGTTGGTAATGCTCTTAACCGCGACGACAACGCTGCTGAGTGGTTGGACCCAGAAACTGAAAGAAAACTTATAGACTATGCGAGAGCGCACTTTGATCTCAGCTATGATCGTATCTCTGACCGATATGAATACTGGCGGGACAGTGAGGTAACCCATGACATCTATGTCCCAGCGTCCGTTGTTGAACGAACTAGCTCTACCGCGAGAACCTTCTCAACAGGTACTCTTTCTCAAGCCGAGGCGGCTGGACGCTATAACGCCAAGAGTAAGGTTATCGATCAGATTAAGACCCCTTATAGCCGTGCTATCTCTGATACGATTTGTACATACAACCTTGCGATTTTTGGTGGAGCACCACCGTTTAAGCTAGAGAGTTCCGGTGACAGTCGGCAGCGTCGATCAGCGAAGATTCTTGAACGGGAGCTTCACCGGAATATGCGGAAGGTTGGTTATGAACAACGGCTCTATCAAGTCTTTCTGGACAACAATCGTTACGGCATGGCCCCTATCGCCTGTTTCTATGGCGCAGATGGAAACGTGCCTGTTAATATTGATCCTTGGGCTTACTTCCCTGACCCGAGGGTAACCAGTCAAAACCGACACGAAGCTGAGTTTGTTGGGTACAGGTCTTGGGCTTCTCGCACTACGCTTTATAGACGTAACCATTACCAGAACCTTGATCGTCTAGAACAGAACCGCCCTTCCACCGCTTGGCGTTCTAATTCTTATCTAAAGGAAGTCATACGAGGTCAGTCCATCGATCCAGCTTTAGCCAGTGCGGCTGAGGAGATGAGCGGGGCAGGGGCTAAGATTGGGTATGCACATATTCTAAATACCTTATATGTGTATTGTGATCCGAGACGATTTAATATCCCAGCACCTTTTGGTTTATATCGGATGGTGATTGCGGACGAGACAGTAATTATCCAATTCGATAAGTCTCCTTACCCGCACGATCAGATACCCGTCATTCATGGTGAAGCAAACTATGATGCTCACCGGACTTTCGCTACATCTCTTTATGATCTTTTGATGCCGCTCCAGCGATATCAAGATTGGTTGCTCCGTACCCGTGTGGAGAATGTACAGAGTATTGTTCAGAACCGTTTGGTAGTTGATCCGAACCGAGTGAACATCCGAGATATTCTTGACCCGAACTCAGCGCGATTAATTAGAACTCTTCCAGGCTCTAACCCGAGTGATGCCTTACTCCCATTGAATATTCCAGACGCAACTCGCAATTACTGGGCAGACATGGACACGGCTGGTCAGTTAATGCAGCGGGTGGCTGCTGCTTCGGACACTGCCCAAGGTATTCAAGCGGAGACTCAAAGAACGGCTACCGAGATTGCACGTTTAACTAGCCTTGGTCAGCAGCGTCTTGGGATGCAAGCACGGCTCTTATCTGCTTCTACGATCCGTCCCCTGGTGCGTCAGATGATATCGAACACGCAGTTCTTTAAAGTTGATGGCGGGTTCATCGATCTTCCCGAGGAGGTGTCTAATGAGAACCCGTCAGGCACGGTAGGGTTCAATCGATCTGAGATACTGGGAGACTTTGACTATGTCGTTGTAGATGGCACGTTGCCTACATCTCCCGAGGAGAACTCAGAAAATATTATGCGCTCAATTCGTATCCTGTCCGAGACAGGCGCAGCCCAAGGGTGGGACATGAATAAATTTGTTGAGCGACTTATAGAGAGCTTTGGCTTCCATGATGTCGAGAATTGGAAAGCGGCTCCTCAACAAGTCATGCCTGATCAACAGATCCAACAAGAGCTAGCCGCTGGCAACATCTTACCGATGCAACAAGCCCAGCAAGAGATGGGTATGGGGCAACCACCAATCGCTCCAGAGCCTGACTTAGCTCCACAACCACAGGTCGGTTAATGAAAAACTTATCAAGCAGCGAACTCAAGACGGGGTTTGCAAAGCTGGAAGACAACGCCTTCTGGCAGATCTACAGGGAAAAGTTACAGGGAGAGTTTGACCGAGTGCAGCAGACTTTAATCTCAAATGCTTCAGCCGAGGCAGATACGATTAGGGTTTGTGCGTCACTTATGTCGGCGTTTCAAACAGCGTTAGATTTGCCTCAAAGGATTATAGAGCAAGTCGAAACGGACGAGGAACTGAAAGGACCTTCCGATGGCAAGAACGAAGAGTGAAGCTGAAGTAACCGCAACCAAGAACCAAGGTTCCGGTGCTATTACTGATCCTAACCAAGCTGCTAATCCTCCCGCTGAGGCCCCCCAGCCAGCAACTGATGCTGAAGCGAACCCTGATAAAGATGGGCTTCGTGCGGCTGATCGCTTGTATGCGAATGATCGTCTGGAAGCAGACTATGATTATGACGTTATGCAAGATGTAGATCCGCGAGAGGATCGCCAGCCCGAGGACGCCAATCAGCAAGATCTAGCCGAAGAAGGTGAGAGTGCTATTGATCGGATGCTTCGTATTAAATATCGCGGCAAAGAAGAAGATGTCAGCGAAGAAGATGCGGTCACTATGATCCAACAGTTTAAGATGATGGATAATAAATATGGGCCAATCCTTCAGCTAGCTAGAAACTTATCTGAGCAAACTGGTGAGTCTGACCCACAGAAGCTCGCAGAAATTATGGCGGGGAGCATTGGGCAAGCTGTTGAGAACAGAGTCAATGAGATGCAGCCCGAAGCCGCTGCGATGCAACAACCGGAGCAACCTGACCCCGCTCTTATGCAAAGGCAGCAACAAGACTTAGAAACCTCTCGTCAGCAAGCACAGGCTTTCTTTGACGATAATGGGCTTACCCCTACTAATGAGGCTATGCACTCAATGACCAACATGATCATGTACGGGGATCAGATATCTAGAGTTGCTAACACTCTGCCCCAGCTTATGGCTGATGTGGAAGCCTTCAAACAATCCCAGGCTATGAACGCTCAAGAAAGCCAGCGCAAATTAGTTGATAGCACAGCGTCGGCTGTAGCCGCAGAACTTGGCATCGATACCGAGCAAGAGTTCAATGACTATCTGAGTTGGGTAGACGGGCAAGAGGAGTTTATCCCAAACTACAAACAAGTCATTTCTCAAAACCCGAAAGCGATGGAGCGGTCCATACGTGACTATCATGCTATCGCTACGGGTAACAGAAATACCCAAGAGCAAATGGCTATGAAGAAACAAGTTGAAAAGAATATCCAACGGGCTGGAGGAGAAACGGTAGCAAGCCGTGGCTCTGATGCGCCTGGGGGACCCGCTCCAGCAAACTTTAACGATGAGATTATGAATCTCATTTAATAGTTAACATTTGTCTGAGCTTTTGTTATAATATTGACACTACATCGGCCTACCAAGGTTTGCCGCATAACAGTCAAGACCATTATGGACACTCACTGTTCTGCCGCTAGATAACTGTCGGAGCCACCGTAGCGAATAAACCCTAAACCCATTCTCATGCCATGAAAGGATTGTACTATGGCAACTCTTGGAATGCGGGGAACAGGTTCGTTTGCAGCGGACCATCGCCCCGAGAATTGGCGGCAGAAATATCTGATGTTAGAGCCTAATGGTTCTGCACCTTTAACTGCCGTGCTCTCCATGCTTCCGTCCGAAAAGACGGATGACCCTGAATACCACAACTTTCGCAAAGACCTCCCGAATTGGACAGGTCAGGTGAAAGCAGACATTGCTAGTGGTGCGGCATCATTCGAGTTTTCATCGGCTGCTGATGCGACCTTTGCTAGAGCGGGTCAGTTGTGGAAGAACGCTTCGACTGGTGAGATTGTTAAGATTTCATCCATGTCGGGTGCTGTCGCTAGCATTGTTCGTGGAGTCGGTGGCGGTGCTGCTGGTATGACCGCTAACGATGTTATGTACATGATTGGTAATGTGAACGCTGAAGGTTCGGCACTGCCGAGTTCCATCAGCTATGATGCTGCATCGACGGAAAACTACACGCAGATTTTCCGTACTCCCTACAGCATCTCACGTACCGCTATGCACACCAACTTCCGCACTGGTGATCAATACCTTGAGAAAAGCCGTGACGCTCTCAAAGAGCACATGGTTTCTATCGAAAGGGCGGTCATGTTCGGTAAGAAAAGTTCTGATGCGGCGGCTCTCACCGAGCGGACCACAGAAGGCCTTTTCACTTCTATCACCACGAACATGAACGATGCAGCTTCTGCCTTTACGACTAACAACAAAGTCACAGAAGCTGAGTTTGACCAGTTCTTGGCAGAAAAAGCCTTCGCTTACGGCTCAAGCGAAAAGCTGGCTCTATGCGGTTGGAAAGTTGCTCACTTCCTCCAGCAGATTGGAAAAAATCGCTGGCAACCTGTAGACTTCAGCGACCAGTCTTATGGTATCTCTCTGACTACCTACAAGACTTTCGCTGGTACTCTCCAAGTGAAGACCCACCCGATGTTCCGTCAGATCTCTGGGTTTGAGAACAACATGATTATTCTCGACACCAAAGACCTCCGGTATCGGTTTGTGGACGATACTCAACTCCTGAAAGATCGTCAGGCCGCTGGCACAGACGGTGTCACGGACGAGTATCTGACCGAGTGTGGTCTGGAAGTCCTCCAAGAGAAAACCCACGCTGGTATTCTCAACTGGAGCGTCTCGCCCATCTAAGGCCAGACAAAATCTAGACAAAACGACCACTAAGGAGTATTCTTTAGTGGTCGTTCTTGTCTGGTTGTCTAGGAGATTTTAAGTGACAGATGCACCCAAAAGGAAAGCTCCAGTAAAAAAACCAACTAAAGAAGTCTTCTATTCTATGCGCCCCGATCTGATGGTGCAGATTAGAAACAAAGACTACGTTTTCCATAAAGGTAAGTTGGAAGTAGATAAAGAAATTGGCGACCTTTTACGCAATCACATGCATTATCACAGTGGACAGATTGTCCCGTCAGATGAAGCTATTATTCTGAATGGTCGTCTTGAAGCTCGTAAAGATCACAAAGACCTTCTTGAATTACTTGAAGATAACCCATCGGGGTACATCTTCCGTTACAACCTCGGCCCTCATATGAAGATACCGATCCGAGGTAAAGACGTTGTTTTTGATAATCACTTTGCTGTTGTTAATCAGGATCAAGCTGAGGCTCTACGCAACCATACCTTCCTCAATCTAGGTAAAATTTCTGAGGTGAATGTAGAGTTGCAATGAGTACGTCTTTAAACCTTAGTCAGTCTAGTGATAGAGGAGATTTCTCTGGGGGTCTGTATCTTGCTCAGAACGCAATGCAAGAACTTGGAGACGCCGAGGCTTCTTATTTTATCACCGCTAACCAACAACGGTTTCTCAATTATGCAAACCGTGTGGTGACAGACGTTAACCGTCACCCAATGTTTCTAGATTTGTTAGATGCAGCCTATGACAATCAACAAGGCTCCATCTCAGCAGACAGTCAGACTTTGGTTCTAACTGGTTCCCCCACAGTAACCTTTAACACATATACGCCAGTCAAAGTAGCTGGGGCTGGATTTAGTTCCGAGAGTGGGGGAGGTGCCGCCACAACGGCTGGTGATCTTTATTCTTTTGTGATCCGACAGACCACAGATGGTTCGGGAAATAGTGTGGCTAATTCCTGGCGATTGGCCGATACGGCTGGTGTAACCGTGACAGATGCCGTGGTGTCGCACCCTTATAGCACCCGTATTAAAAGGTACACTGAGTTGAGTGCGGATACTTATAGACCCATCGATGATGAAGTAGTGGTCCTTGGTATTAAGAGTTATTTTATGAAGGATGACTCGGACACCAATAACGCTGGCCTTATTACCTTAGCCCAGAACGAATACACACTCGCTATTAATTCGTGGCTTGGATCAATCGTGAATGTTCAAGGGAACCTGACGGTAGAAATTAGCGAGTACACCTAATGCCTCGTAAGCTATTTCCTTACGGTAAGTTCATCGGCTTGGACACAGTTACTGGACCTTTCAATAAAAGCGATAGGTATCTCGGGTGGGCCGAAGGTTGTTACACAGACTTTCGCGGACAGATCCATAAAGGACCTGGGTTTACTGTATCCCCTAAAGGAGGGGACAGCGAAGCAGACGCTTCCCAACTTCTCTATAATGCTTATGAGAGGGACAAGACTTACAGGGGGAGGTTTCTCCACGATGGTTCTGCCCAGGCAGAGCTTTTTCAGAATAGGGGATGGTATCAACATTTTTGGAATGTCTTCCATATAGGGGGGCATAATGTCCTCCGCATCTGGTGGGGTGGTCAACATGCGTCAAGTGCCAGCCTTTCTCGCACAGGAGATGGATCACCCGATAGTACAAACACTGTTCTTAGCGGGGGTATGAACGTCCCTGTCCAAGATTTCAGGTGTCTATGTGTTGAGGATTCTGGGAGCCAGCGTGTTGGGTTTACCCCACTGCTTTACTACGGGAATTTTCAAGGACAAACCGTGGGCTGGGGAGACGGTACTAACACCGCTACAAACTATGCTTCGGCTGACCACGGAGATTATGAAAACGTCACAAACCATAGCGATCCTGATAGTCTTGGTGGTTCTACTAGTCGGTTTAAAGCAACTAGTAACGAGATCGGTAAGGACCTCGGCTTCGGTTTTTATCCGGTGAACGGCACGGGTTTTGAAACCAAGTTCTTCATGTTCATGCAACAACAGAAGACGTTAAGTTATTTTCAGAGGCCTGTAGAAGGGATTACCTCTGATACAGACGATGACACACCTACGACCTTTGATAATCAGCATAACCGTTTCTATTCTGCTAATGCCCAACCCAGTTCTTTGATTGTCACCTTCAGTGGGAACACTGTGACACGTAATGCTCACGGTTTGAGTGATGGGCAACCTGTCTCATTCAGTCATCGAAACTCTAAATACGATTGGCAAGGCTCTCCAGGCTCTAACGGGTCTTATTCTAGTTTGTTTGTTTCTGGAGCTACTGATTATATCACGCTGACTGGACATGGGTTAACTGCTGGGCAAAGAGTAAGTTTTCATTCCCATGACGCAAAGTATGGACTGAGTGGGACAAGCTATCTCCCAACAGGGTTAGCTGAGAACACTAGGTACTACGTCCTTAGTTCCGGTCTTTCCACAGACACGTTTAAGATAAGTACCACGGACGGGGGATCTGCTGTCACATGGAGCGGTCAAGGAACCCAGTATCAGTCTTCTGATATTCAGATTTATTATGACCTTCCTACAGGGGTGGTCAGGGGTAAGACTTATTACGTCATAAACTCTTCTACTAATGATTTCCAGATTAGCGAGACTGTTGGTGGGAGTGCGATAACGGCAAGTGGTTCAGGCCACGGCGAGTTGTCTATGCAATTATGGTCTGCGTACAATACATGGCCCAACGGAGCTTTTGGTGTGACCGTACAAGGCCGTTTAGTGACGGCTGGCTTACACGGCCTAGAAAATGAACTACACATCTCCGGTTTGAATAAGTATTTCGACTGGCGCACGAATAGCAGCGGCGGTTCAACTTCTCTTGCTACAGATGGTGCTATAATCGATGTAAGCCAACAGTGGACAGCCATTGATCAGATCAAAGGACTTGGAGTTCTTGAAGGGGACAAGTTGGTTGTCTTTGGCGAGAACGAAACTCTGATTTATATTACAGATACCGATATTAACAACTGGACGATAGCTACTGACTTCCGAATTAAACTAGGCTTATTCGGTAGAAACACGCTAGCGAATGTGGGACAAGACTTATTCTTCTGTAGTAAATCGGGGATACATTCGATCCGTCGCGCTGTAAGCGGTCTTACTTTAGAAACGCAAACCTACACGCGAGAAGTTTCGGACCTCTGGACTAAATTAGTTGCAGATGCCCCGAAAGAGGGCGAGCAAGGTAAGAGTGGTACGTTAGATCACGGTACTCAAAGTTCTTACGATAACCTCCACACTGTTAATCCAGAGCCTCACGCATGGTGGGACGAGGAGCTAGGTCACTATACGGTGGTGATCCCTACTGTAGATGCCACTAAATGGGCTAGGCTCATAATGATTTACGAGAAGGGGACAGGAAAAGGAGAGTTTAAAGGATTTACTTTCACACCACCCTTACCAGGGGATGTAAATGCGGACGATGGTATCGCCCCAGTCGCTACATGCGGCTCTTATTTTGGGATGCAAGGTTCTTCTCCTGAATCTTTCAGGGAGACGGGCATCTCTAGTGTGGTTGTTGGCACCACGAAGAAGTTTGTTTCGTCTGGTGTCTCGGGGGTCAATGCAGCCCACCCGTTTTTCTTTCGCACCCCAGTCTTATTTCAAGGACAACCAGATACTTATAAATATTACAAACGATTAATTATAAGGTGTCATGTTGTAGACACGTTGTCTTCGGACGGGGTTGCTACAGACGATCTGTTTCCACAGTACCTCGACTCCACTATGACGCTTCAAGTAAAGATCTATGATGAGCTTGGTAATCTGCGTCATACAGCCGAAGTAACTCCTGACGTTATTGCCCAGCCTATTGTTCATACCGAAGGTTATTTGAGTGACATTTTAGGACAATACAATCCCCTAGCGGAGACTGGTGATACCAACGATGTTGGGGTAAACGAATGGTCTAAACATCCTATAGAGATACCTATAGCTATTCGAGCACGGGGAATATCTATTGGTTTTGACAACAAAGCCTACATCTTCAGTAACTCAACCGCTAATGGTTGGTCCTACCTCAGAGCACACGGCTTTGTCTTCTCCGACTTCGGCTTAATAGTTGATACAAAGTAAGAAAAACCGTATACTAGCCTTGACATTGCGGACTATTCTACGAGGCGTCAGTCAGACGAGAATATCCAGAGAATTGGATATTTTTTATGCTGACCATCGCTCGTCTCAGTGAACAAGATCTCTCGAATCAACAGACTGTGTCCTGTGGTTGCGGCAAGAACGCACGGGTGGATAGCCACGCCTTTAAGCGGGATTTAGCGGACATCACTCGGTTGATGTCTACCTGTAGCCATTATGGAAAATGGCCCATCAGAGCTATTGAACGGGTCATCGTTCCCCCCATCATTCTCCATCAATATAAAATCTTCCGGTACGCCAAGCAGCCTGTCGGCTTTGTGACATGGGCTTTCTTCTCCGATGAAGTGCATGAGATTTTTATAAACAGAACTCGTTTACTCCAACCCTATGATTTCACTTCTGGTGACAGACTGTGGATCATGGACCTCTGTATTAGTACCGATGCACCAAAAGGTTTAGCTGCAAAAGCAGGGCGGTATTTGCGTAGGAAATTTGTCGATAGGAAGTACCAAGGTGGGGCTTTCTGGAAGAGGGGGAACAAAGAAGTCAGAGTGGTGAGGTCTGCCTATGTTTGATGAATATAACAACCGCCGTATGTGGACGGATAATCCTCTTGCTAAAACGTGGGAAGAACTCGGCTTTAATGCTTATGAGGCGCGGCATTGTTGTTTTGATAGTGACGGTGGAGACGACGGTGGTGGCGGTGGGGATAGTGATGCGGGTGATGATACCCTTACGGGGGGAGCGGGAGACGATGACCTTGGCGGTGGTTGGGATATGGACCCTAGTTATGGGTCAGATCTTCCTGGCGGTATGGACATGGGTGGTTCCGGTGGCGGTATCAGCACCGACACTGGTGGGTGGAGTGACGATTTCGGAATTGATTCAAATGATTCAGGGAGCCAGGGCTGGAACTTAGATTCCAACTATGGACAAGACTTACCTGGGGCAATGACGACGGGCGGTAGTACGAGTGATATTAACACTGCTAGCGGAGATATGTGGGGAGGTCCCCCAGATTTTGGAACCCCTATAGAGATAACCCCCAGTAAACTGTCTTACCCTCTTGGGCTAACTGAAAAGCAAGCAAAAGCCCTTGGGTTTGGAAGTGGTTTTGGGCTTAGAGGGGAGGTAGAAAAAGGGCTTAGAAGTAAAACGGACTGGAGCGACTCTAAGATCAATAAGGCTATGTCAACGATTGATGTCAGGACTGGCACTGGCCCAATTAGTATGAACCCTGACATCAGTTATAACGCAAATCAGGCCGATAAGGAAGAAGAGGAAGAAAGCTGGTTCGACAACCTTATAGAGTTTTTCTTCGGCGGGACAACCACTGATAAAGATCAAGCCAATAAAGAGACAACGGCTGGTGTAAAAAGTGCTCAAGATAACATAACACAGACTGTCGAAGGCCTTCAGGCCGCGATGGACCTCAATAGCGGCCTTGGTAGTACCGAGATTGCAGATGTCTTTGGTCAAAACCCCAATCGGGGTAAAGGCTCTTACGATGTCAACTCAGGAACTCTCACCAGTTACGGCATGAGTTCTGGGTTAATTGGTAGTCCCGCCACTAGCGTAGTAGCCGCAACCGTTGGTTTACCGCTAGGGGTACAAGTTGCTCGCGGACTTCTCGGTGCGGCTAGGGCAGAAACGCCGATTGATGTTATTAGCTCGGCAGCGGGACTTGCCACAATGGTGCCTAATGAAGCTATAGCTGGAATGGGTGCCTTGGTTGGCGCGGGTACTGGCGCAGTCAAAGGCGTTGATGCTCTTGGGAGTTTTGTGGAAGACGAGTTAGATATAAGCAATCCTTTCTCTGGGCTTACCGATACGCTCAATCAGGGCCTAACTAATCTAGGTGGCTCTATGGGTGGCTACGGTACAACGGGTGGGACCACCAGTGGTGGCGGTGTATCAGGTGGCTTGGGTGGCTCAGACATAAATACAGATGTCGGAGGGGATGACTTTACGGACCCCTCTATAACGGCTCCCCGTTCTACCGATACACAAACTACCAGAACTTCCACGCCCTTAATGGAAACTACAGTGGCTGAGAACATGCCACTTAGTGCGACGACCTTTGGGAGACGCCCAGGACAAGACATGCCCTATGGCGTGGTAAGTCCCTTTATGAATGTGACAGACGATCTCAACAGTGTATCCATCGGGTCTACCTATGGATCACCTCGCGCTGGTCGGATGCGTCAGGCCGCTTAGGAAAGTATCATGGGTATATTTGATAAAGTTACAGATTTCTTATCGAAGCCAGTAGTTCGTGGTGTACTCGCTGGCGGCTCTGCTTTAGGCGGGATGGGTGCCTTTGAGGACCTAGATCAAAGTGGCAGCGGCGGTACGGATTGGAACAAGATTCTAACTACGGGTTTCGGTATTGGTAATATTGCTAGTGCCGCCTCAAGCGGAGATGCCCTAGCGATACCTCAAGCGGCTCTTGGTGCCTACGGCGCACTCCAGAATAATCAGATTGGCGGCATCGGAAACTTTGGCACATTTGGCGACAGCTATGACAGAGTAATGGCTGCACCAAAAGGCTTCGGCTCAGGCGTCAGTGCTTTTTTCAAAGGCGGCTCCACAGCCCCAGCCGCCTTGTCCGCAGCTAAGACTGCAATCCCTGCGATCTCCGGTGTTAGTTACGGTAATGCGGCTCCAACCCCCCCTCCAGTTTCAGGACCCTACCAGCTTCCGCCACCGAACGGCTGGGATTTAGATTCCAACTATGGACAAGCCTTACCTGACGCAATGACGATGGGTGGTAGGATGAGCGCTATTAACACTCCTTCGGGCCTAGAGCTAAGCAACGCTGGAAAGGCAAGCGAATTCCCTGGTCAAGTGCCAAGCCAAATAACTTCAGCAAGGTCCGGTAGTAGCCGCAACTTACTGTCTTCGGGGGGTCGAGGACAAGACCCTCGAAACTTGGTGAGTCCAGAAGAGCGAGCAATATTCTTCCCGCCGCCACAAAATACCCCACAAGTATCAGGGGCCGTGTCTGGTGGACAGGTAGGGGACTACAACATCGGTAATACCAGATTGATACCGCCAAACCCCACACAGGCTGCTGCTAGTGTTCAGACAATGGTATCAAATAAAGCCGCTCAAAATACTCAGAAGGCCGCTGGCTTTAGTTTTGAAAGAGTGTTCGACAACGCCGTCAGTAAGATGATGGAGAACCCACTAGAGGCTGTCTCTGTTGGTGCCGCTGTCATCTCAATGTTCACTGACACCCGTGATGAAGATGCCGCTGCCGCTTATGCAGCGGAGATGGCGCGGTATCGTCAACGGTTAGACCCAAGCTCTAGCTTCGCCCAAGAGTGGCAGGGTGCTTACATCCAAGACAAGACGGATGAGCTTAACAAGCAATTCGCTAAAGCTGAGGCAGACCTTTCCGCCACAATGGCTCGTCGCGGCATGACTGATAGCACGGTCAATGCAGCGGCTCGCTCATCTCTGGCTCGGGCAAAAGCAGAACTCGCCGCGAACTTCAAGAGTGATGCGTATGTTGCCTATGCAACTTATCAAAAGCAGTTGATCGCTGCTGAGAGATATGGATCGGCTAATGCAGCGACTGCTGCGAAAATCGCTGGCGGTACGGGAGCTAACTTCCAGAACACACTGAAGGCCGCAACTTCAGCGGTGGCGTCATAGGAGATCATCATGGCTGATTGGGGAACCATCGTATCGCGGATCGGTCAGCTAGCTGGTGGTCTTGATACGGCAATCGATACCAAAGAAGCACGGCAAGCGAAGTCCCGTTACGACAGATGGAAAGACATTGAGACATTAAAGGCTCGGTATCTTCCAGCTATGATGCAAGAGCAAGGGCGTGATCGCCGTCACACAGAGCGAATGACGTTTGATGCGGCTAAGTTTGGTAATAAGCCAGCGACTTGGTCTGACTACGGTAAGGCTAATGAGTTTGTTAAGAGCTACATCGATCACTCTGGTATTTTTGCGGATCAGTTTACGGGTGAGGGCGGCGAGATAAGCGAACTAGCTAGCGGTCCTCGCGCCGAACTTATTGACACCCTCCGTAGCGGTATTGCTTCTAATCCAGACCTTATGCGGGACCCCGCTAAGGCAAGGGCTTGGGCAGAGCGCACGATCCAAGCACTAGGTCCAGAGTTTAAGACTGATCGGGATGCCAATTTTTTTCTCCCTGAAATATGGGAGGGTCGGATCAATCCGCGCTTAGAGTTCAAGGGTCCCGAGGGCGATAACATGCGCCGTATTCGGCGGGGTCTCCAGAGTATCAGTGGGCAAGCTCGTTTGAAGAAACTCGCAGAGATAAGAGCGCAGCTTCAGCAGAAGTATCCACCAAACGTAGCTAATTACATCCTTCGACAAATTACCAGAGGCCTCTAATGGCTGAGATGAATGATCAGTTGTTTAGCAACCCTACAAACAGGGATGCGGTAGACAGTCTTAACCAAGCCCAGCGCGATATGATGGACTTGACGGCGAAGCCGCCTAAGACGATGGACGAGATCCGTAGTTTTATGGCTCCTCAGCGCGGCATGTTTGGGCAAGAACAACCATCTCAAATGTTATCTGGCCTTGCTGACATTGCAGCCCAGTTCCCGAATGATGCGCCCCTCGCACCGGAAGGGCAGAACCATAACTTGTCTGCTGATACGGATAGTTTCACAGATAGCTTTGGTGAGGCTTTCTCTCAAGGGTGGGCGGATGTGCATTTTGGTGCATCTCTTATTACGGGAGATGACGACACCAACATGATGTCGTTGGAGCAAAAGTTCCAACGCATGAAGGATGGTCTGGATATACCTCCTGAGAAATGGACACCGGAAGCGGAGACCTTTAGCGAGGGCTTAGGTCAAATGTTTACGGGTAAGCACCGCTTCTTTGACACCGACTACTGGGGCAACTTTGCTGGGGGAACTGCCCCAAGCATTATGACAATGCTTACAGGTGCTGGTATAGGTGCTGGGGGTGGAGCCTTGGTCGGCGGCATCGGCGCAGTACCTGGCGCGATTGGTGGTGGTGTCGTCGGTTCCGGTAGCGGTGTAGCTTTACAAACCCTTGGGTCTACCATGACCGAAGCCTATAAGGCTTACAGAGAGCAAGGTAAATCTGTCAAAGAAGCGTTTCAGATGGCGAGGTCTGTCGCCAACGTAGACGCTATGAAGTCGGGAGCGATTGCCAGTATTGCTACCTTGATTGCCCCTGCCCGTGTTGTGGCGGGATCGGCTGGAAGTATGGTCCCACGCCTGACTTATGCGGCACCCGCTGGCGGTACTACAGCCAAAACATTAGGCGCACAATTTTTACAACAATCTTTAGTTATTCAACCAAGTCTGGAAGTTAGTGATGTCGTCAGTTCTAATAGTATTGCTGCAAATTCTTTTGACCCCAATCGTACTTTAACCCAAGGCTCCATCGATGCCTTTGTGGGTAGCGTCTTTTTTGATCTACCAACAACGGCTGGCGGTGTCGCCGTTCAGTATGCGAAGAGACGTAGACCTCTTGGTGAAGATCGACAGATCGAATACAAGCCAGCGTTTGATGACCCAGAGGTTGAGACCGAGGCACCGCCAGAGGCTAGCCCGACCTTAGCCCTCCCTGATTACACGCCTCGTTTTAATCCCGTCCAACAAGAAGACGGTAGCTGGACTATCGTAGACAAAGATGAGGCCCCAGGTCCGAAGAGTGCGTTCATTGCACCTGAGACCTACCAGATGCTGAGTGTGAGGTTAAGTGAACTCTATAAGATTCAGACAGCCGCCGTTGAAAAAGTAAACAAGGCGAAAAACCCGACTGAGCAAGCCCTGGAGAAGATCGAAGAAACCCGTCAACAAATCCAGACAATCCTCGACCAGATGGAAGGGAAGGTTCAGCCTGTAGACACTGCTACTGATCCAGAGCTTATCTTCGATACTGAAGCACAGGCACAAGAGGCCGCTGACAGTCGTAATGAGTTTGCTGACTCCTCATGGAAATCTCCATACTTCCCCGACAGTAAGAGCGGTAGAGCACAGTTTGTCCAAGAACAGATAGAGCGCATCACCGCACTGGACGCACGTAACAGAGAGCGTCAACAGACTTACACGGGTAGTGAGAAGGTAAACACAGCCATCGGTTTCTTCCGGTATCTCGGAGAGGCAGACAGAATTATCGCTGAGATAGACAGTCTGCCAGTCGAACAACGTAACACTGCAAAGAACCAATCTCTCTACGCTGACGCCAAGGAACGATTGGCGTTACTCAAGATGATCATGGACCCTGTCCAGAATGTGATGATCCCTCAATTTATCTTTGAGACGAAGGGTACGTTCTATCGGGTGCAGATGGAGAACGGACGACCAGTTCGTCCTACTAATCCAAAGACAGGTGCGGTTATGCCAAACCACATTACTGTCTACGACCCTGCATCAAAGACAGGTGTTCGGAATGTCGCTGTTACAAGTGGCGACTTGTCAGACAGTGGTGTCCCCGTCCCCACAAATATGCTGACCACGGCTGATGTGTACGCACGGTTAAAGGAAGCAAAGCGTAGGTATGAACAGACGCTTCTACAGATTGAAGACCAGACTGATCTGACAGCGGAACAAGCTACCCAGGCAGAAGCTGCCGAGACCCGCGAAGCAGATGCAGCACAACGCGAAGGTTTCCAAGCAAAGACATCCGAGATCAGGGACCGACAAGATCGTGCGGAGATCGGAGAGTACCTACGCGATCAAGCTGGTGAGAACGAAACGATAGCTTTGGATGATAGGTCACCAGACGCACCACGGACGGCAGACCCTGCAATACTGGAAGAGGCAGCGGCTCCAAACGAGTGGGCTACGGCAGAAGTAGACCAAGGTCCTCAAGCTGAGATGACGGAAGCTGACATCAAGTTTGCCCGTCAGACTGTGGTGGATCGGGTCTTGGCTTTTGTCCCCGAGGAAAGCCGCTCCCGTGTTCGCAAAATCTTAGAGATGTGGGCAGATGCCTTGGGGCCAGAGTTCAACTCTGTCCGAGTTATGGACATTGCAGAGTGGATCGCCCAGGTAAGGCCCGATACTCCCGCTGGAACCGCCGCTGTATTCCACCAGTTTGTGAATGGAATGGACGGTAAGCTAGAGCGGATCATTGCTCTGAGTTCTGACAGGGATACCACTAGCCTACTCACCGACTTCACCCACGAACTGGTTCACCTGGCAGTACAGCTAAAGAAGCTACCCGAAGCTGGGATGTTGGATTGGTATCGTCAGCTACCGTCAGACAATTACCACAAGGCGTTTATTGAGAACGATCCCGTCTATAGCCAAGAGACCGAAGCCGTTAAGGCCGAAGAAGCTATGGCGATGATCTTGTCTGAGATGTCTACCCGCCGCTATACCGGACGGTTACAGAACGAGAGTGGTTTCCAGTATCTGATGCGTCAGGTCATACGTCTCTTCAACGAGATGTACGAAGGTTTCACTGGCACCAATATGGTCAATCGCTTCTTAGATAACATCGCGTCTTATGGTGTGGATGTTGAAGCGAAGAACCCCTTCGACACATATCGTTATGACGATATAGTGGATGATCCCCGCCTTAACTTCGATGACCTCGACCTGAAGAATGATCCCCGTCTGAACTTCAGTGACCTTGAGTTATTGAATGATCCTCGCCGCGAGACTGTTCGCTATTCTCGTATCAACGATAAGAACCCCCTCGGCGGTGGAAAGATCGGCTTGGTCTACGATGCAATGCCCGAGGAGCAAGCCCCTAAGAAGACCCGCCGCGTCTACAAACTTATGAAGCTGATGGGGCGCAAGGGTCTCTTGTTCCCCTTATATGCAAAAGCCCGTACTGGTCCTACGTCCCGAGAGAGCCAAGGCTTCACGATAGGCGATTGGTTCAAAGCGGAATACCAGCGTCCTGTTATTGGACAAGAGCTAGCTCCCCGTTCCGGTATCCACTCGCTAGGTAATCCTGTATTTGATCAGGGTAAGGTCCTAGCCGAAAACGAGACCCGTATTTGGGTAGAAGCGGAAATCCCCGTTATATCCAAAGCCACGCAACAGGAATCAGATAGTTCTCCTGATGCTGGGAACGGGCAACGTGAAGGTATTCGCAATAGATTACTCCGTGCCGATGAGAGTTATGACTTTAAGACAAATGAGTCGGCCTCTCCCGCAGCGGGGACATGGCCCATCTCTGGCTCGTTTAGGATCACTAAGGTTCTTGGTGATGAGACAGTAGGTAAGATCCTCCAAGATTCGGGGCTAGAAGAATTTGTTGAGGCGTCACGTTCCAATGTGTCTGATGCCGATGCAGCCGCTCTAGTTCAAGATGCAGAAACCGTGGCAGAGGCGGTACGGAACGCCGAAGATGTCACGCCGTTTGAACCTTACGTTGACCCCAAGGATGCCACCCTTGCTCGGGTCAGAGAGAACGCCCAAGCCGAAGTTATACGGTATAGTCGGATACCCGAGGACCGCAGGGCAACTAGGTCAAAACCTCAAGGACAACCACAAGAACATTCCGATGGTAGGTCCTATAAAGAGCAAGACCTCACGGCGACTTCAGCCAGCATCAACACACTTAACTTCAATGTGAAAGACCTGTGGCGGGAAGTTGTTGAGAGCTACGGACCATCAGGCCAACTCCTCCTAGACATACTAGCGTCTAAGAATGGGGGTAAGACAGTCGAGCCAAGAGAGAACGCTTTCTGGCTCAGAGCCTTGAAGTTACCTGACCGCGCTCGGTTCTGGTATGAAATCTCCAGTGAGCGTTTTGCCCAAATTTTCAGGTCCTTTAACGACTCAGCTTTTGTGGCAAAAATAATCGATCTGGTAGCGGCGACCTCTGTTCAGGCTGGTCCCCTTGATAACCTCCTCCGAACTGTCTCTGTGTTAGCAGAGCATGTTCAGGATCGTCCGGTAATGACTGACCTCACAGACAAGGGCCAAGGGGCAGGGGTCAACAAGGCTTTGTCTGAAGATAACTTGTCTGGAGACAAGACAGGTAACTTCGCTGGCACGATGAATTACCTGATGGGTCTCATAGACACAGTGCCTTTGTCTACCAATGACAGACAAGTCGCCGTGTACTTCAATACTAGTGGCGAGCTTATAGCTGGCGCACCAAAGTTGGGACTGGATGCTGACGGTAATAAAGTCGAATTGCCTAGCTTCTACGACATGATCTCAGAGTTCCATATCCGCTTACGGGATCGTCTCAATGCCGAGTTGCCCATCGATGCCGAACCTTTTGAGACTTGGCAGCTACAAGCACTTGGTTGGGTACAGATACGTGCAGAGCTTAATGCCAAGAAGGGCGATGTCAGCGGATATGATGATTATGACCAAGTCATCGATGAGGTATTCAGAAGGCTAGACAAGGCTGGTGTTGATGTAAGCTCCGGTGAGTTGTCTCCCAGTGTCCTCCGCGATCCGAAAGTACCTTTCGCCCTACGCGATACGATGAGGGCTTTCGTTACAAGTCCCACGGGGACAGTCGAGACAATTACTCGTAACACTCCTGTCGGCAAGATCTATAGCGCAGTCACAGGCATAATGAAGGACATGGGTGGCACAACCACAGTGCTCAAGACGGTTGATGCCATTAACAAACGTCCGATCAACAACCTTGCGCGAAGAAAAGCTAAGAACCCATCGATAGTCTCTAAGCTCGTATCGGTCATCACAGACAAGAAGACGGACGTTTCGAGGCTCGGTGTTGGCACGGGGACCTTCCAGGGCGAAGCTAACTACAACCTTCGTATCCCTTTAATGGCTCTAGACACAGAGCAACGCGGTGTCTTCTTGTCTATTCTTGGCAGTCATCTCAGACAAAGTTCGATGGCGGCACACCAATTACATCAAGCGGAGCCTGGATCTACTCCACAGCCTGGAATGAAGAGAACATTCCGTATCTTCGTGTCTAACGTGGATCGTGATCTCGTCAATCAAAACGATCTTGCTACGTTTAGCAGAGAACTTGGTATTGAGATGGCGGCACAAAGAGTTGCTAACGGTAATGTCATAGACATATTGGTTGGTAACTACGAAGGGACTTTGTCTGAGCAGACAGTTTCTGCTGCTTTGAGAAAGACGGATTTGCCAGACAAGGGAGAGATTTTTGTCTACCCGATGGATTTCTTGTCTGAGACAGGGGACTATGTACAGGCAAACGTAGATACCGAACAGGATTACGACTATAATCAGAATTACGAGAACTTCATTAAAGGAGTGAAGAATGGCACGATCTCGGAAATCGAAAGCCTCGACCCCCGCATCACCAGACGCGAAGCCCGATCTTTCGTCAGCAAAGACCATGAGAACCTCACCCGCGCCGAAACAGACAGTGAAGGCAAAACCACAAGAAAAGCCCTTCCCGACTCTGTCAATAAAAGAGCGCAGCGAATTAGGGCTAAATACCGAACCCGAATTACTGATCTCCGTAAGGTAGAAGCAGAGGCCCAAGCTCTCTTCGCGCAACAGGAAGTTGAGCAACTACAGTTCCTAGAGGAAAACCTCGCAAAGATTTGGCCCAAGCTAAATCGTAAACAGCAAGAGGCCCTGTCCCAAGAGTTCTCTCTTGATCCTTCTTTGGATCGCCCTGATGAGAACATCGAACAGATTATTGCTGACGCGAGAGAGAATGTTATCCGTTACAGTCGGATAAATTCAGATCCCAATATAAGTGTCACCCGCAAGAAACGGATTATGAATTGGTGGTCGAGACGTTATTTGTCTGCCGTCTTCACAGGCAGTGCAAAACGTGTACGTCAACTTGCCAAGAACACAAGAGCGGGTTTCAAACTGGCTAACATATTAGACCGTGATCAGTTCGCGTACACAGGCGTTAAAGAGCACGGCATCATAGAAGAGGACGTACACGGTCAGATAGAGGAAATGTCTGCACGGTACTCCAACGCTTACGCTCAGATACTGCGCGGCCTATCAAACGCACAGATTAAACAGATCCCTGACCTGATGCGGGGCAAAGACAAATACTTTGATCAAGCGACGAACCGTTGGATCGTTCCCTTGAAAGGGTTCCCCGCTGCCAAAGCGAGGGCAATGCGCCAGCTTATGGATATGGTCTGGGCTGACATTGAGAAAGTCTACGCAGATCAGGGCATGGCTCCTCCCCAGAAGTTGCGAAACTATTTCCCACAGCGTTACAAGCTGGAGGGACAGAAGCATGACATGGAAACTGACCAAGCCTTCCGTTACTTCTTGGCCTCAGTCTTTGCTGATCCAACAGATCCTAATGGTTCGGTTGAAAACTCATTAGCCAGCGCAGACAAAATTCTAAGCAAGATTAAGGAAGAAGGGTTCCAGCCTATCTGGGGTAATGACGTTGCTCCGATGGACCCTGACCAAGATGTGACCCGTCCATATCAGCTTACACCTTACGAGATGAGACGGATGATTAATATTGATCCGTACACAAAGTTTGATGTGGCTCTACCTGATGGTCGGACAGTGAAGATGTCGCTGGTTGATTTCCTCGACAATGACACAGGCACCGTCCTGAACGGTTATATGCTGAACATGGCGAGACGCTTAATCTTTGCCAGACGCTTCGGTGTTAACGGTCACTTCGTTAGGAACATAGTCGATGAGTTCCAGAAAGACGCCATAGGGAAAGTCCTCCGTGATGTAGACGGTAACCCGATCCGTGGTGAGATTGATCAGGAACTAATTGCTGAAGGTAAAGCACCTCTGACCGCTGGGGAAAGAAAGGATATTCTAAACCTAGTGCGCTTGAACATGGGCCTCGCCAAACCTCTCCGCAAAGGCTTAGGTGACACCTTCGGTGCTATGAAGTTCTTCGGCAATTTGACCCTACTGTCCCTCGCTACAATTCAGTCTTTAGCAGAACCGCTGTTGATCGGGTCAAGACTTGGCTTGTTCCCAATGCTCATTGGTATGCGGACACAGATGCATGAGCTTCTAAGAGTGCCTGTCAAATTAGCTCGGGCTGGATATCGGACTATGGCAGACGGGCCGCAGCCGACAACCCGTGATAAGTTCAAAAGATTCCGTGAGCATTATGGGTATGACCAGACTGATGTGAAGATGTTTGCTAAGGATCTCGGCATCATCTTTGAGAATATGCAATACGTCCTACAGAACTCCGTCGAGGATGTATCCTATGTCCGCTGGGATAAACTGAACAATGTCTTCTTCCGAAGCATCTTGCTTCAGCCTCTTACAGAGATGCAACAGACAGCCGCTCTCTCGGCAAGTATGACTTCTCTCCGAAGCTGGAGAAAGAAAGCCAGCAACGGTAGCCAACGTCACCTTCGGTATCTGCAAGAGGTCGGGCTTACCTTACAAGACGTAGCAGACTTTGACATCGATGCACCGATGGATACCGCCAACGCAAAAGTCCGAGCGGCTCTTCGTCAGATGAACCGTGAGATCATCATGGCTCCTGATGCTGGACGAAAGCCTGGGTGGATGAGTGATCCAAGGTTCCAGCTAATCTCACATATCAAGACTTGGATATTCACCTTCAACAACACGGTGCTCCAACGGTCTTGGCGAGAGTTGGGTAAAGGAAACCCGATGCCCCTAATGTACTTGGCTGGTTTCGGACTTGCTAACGCAATGCTGTATGAGTGGCGAGAGTGGATGCGGTATGGAGACGAGGGTAACCCATACATGAACCGTATTGGTATGGGTAAAGATAACCCGCATCGTCTTTTGTATGTTGCTTTTGAGCGCGGCGGTCTGTTCGGGCCAACACAATATGCTTTGGATATGGTGTTAGGTAGTCGGATCGGTTCCGATAGCGGGATAGTAGGAACACTTGCTCCTAGTTTGAACATTGCAGATCGGATCATCATGGGTATAGCGACAGCCGCGAATATCCCAGCTTCCGAGAACAAGGCTCGTACAACCAGAAAAGCCCTCGACCATCTCTCAAGAGCGGTCCCCGTTCTCAATGCGATGGGACAATATAGGGCCGAAGCTGTGAATAAGATATCCGGTTACACCCCAGGACAGAGGCGTAAGAAATCTAAGGGTAGATACTCTAGTAGTAGAGACTATTCGTCCAGCCGAGGTAAGTAAGCATGGCTATCAAGACAACTCGGTACGGCACCAGTAATGAGATACCTCCACTAGCAAGCCCCCTTGAAACGGGGAAGACGGTCACTTTCCCTTACAAGGCGTCTGATAGTCAGAGCCAGATGTCCACGGCTGGGGGTGTCCACCTGATGATCATTGAAGGTGGGCGTCTCATATTCACTGATGACAATAACACTTTCTTACCGACTTTTAATGCCAGTGATATCACGATCACATGGAAGCACCCGTTCCACCGTGTGGACTATAAAGATGAGGTTGTCTTTATCTTTAACGCCTTCGCTAAGGAGAGCGAGGGCATGGTTCACTTTCGGTATGTGGCGACGGGGGGACAAACCACATTCTCTGGCGCGGATGCTGATGGCAACACCTTGGCTTACTCTGTGGCAGACGCTGTGCAAGTGTTCAAGAATGGAGCCTATCTCCCCCAGACAGATTACACTGCAACCAGTCTTACCAGTGTCGTCCTAAACTCGGGTGCTTCGGTATCAGACACCATAACCATCTGGGCCTTACAGAACTTAGTTGATCAGACAGACCTCGTAACTGCCATCAACAGTTCTAGTGCTTCCGCAACTGCCGCCGCAACCTCAGCAACAAATGCCAGTAACGATGCGGACGATGCGGAGAAGTGGGCTAACCACAACTTCAATACGTTATTTACTCTTAGTGATGGCGTCACCACAGGTTATTCGGCAAAATCTAGGTCCACAGATGCCCAAAGATTTGCCGAACATCCAGTGAATACGACCTTCGGCATCACTGGGGAAAACACCTCAACGCATTATTCTGCGAAGCATTACGCAAATGCGGCCTCTAACTCCGCGACTTCCGCTGGCAACTCTGCGACCTCTGCGACAAACGATGCCGCCACAGCCGCCGCCGCCGCTGTCACGGCTCAAAATGCAATCGATGCATTCGAGGCAGTTTACATTGGAGCTTCAGCTACCGATCCAACTACGGACCTTAATGGGAACGCCCTAACGGCGGGAGACCAATACTTTAATACAACGAGTAACAACCTCTACGTCTACACAGGTAGTGCATGGCAGATAGCGGGTAACCCGACTAACCTTGCTGGGCTAAATGACGTAGACAACTCTATGTCCCCCACGTCAGGACAGGTCCTTCAATATGATGGAACGGATTGGGATGCTGTCACCATAAATGTGACAGGTACTCTGTCAGGGATGACGGATACAAATATCACCAGTGTCCAAGATGATCAGGTCCTTCAGTACGATAACGCGAGTAGTCAGTGGAAGAACGAGACACTAAACCTGACCACCACTTTGGCCTCTCTAACAGACACTACTATAAGTTCGCCCCAGAACGATCAAATCCTCCGCTATGACAGTTCGGATAGTAAGTGGAAGAATGAGATTGCTGGCTACCTTACAAGCTCTAACCCTCTTGCTTCTCTTAGTGATGTTGCGATGTACACAGCAAGCTCTGGGGATGTCCTCGTATGGGACGGGAGTCAATGGGATGCTACCAGTGGTTATCTCACTACCGCCGTTACAAGTGTGGCAACAGGAACAGGCTTGAGCGGAGGACCCATTACATCTACTGGAACTATTTCTTTAGCTGATACGGCTGTAACAGCAGCTAGCTACACAAATGCAGATATTACAGTAGATGCACAGGGTAGGATAACAGCAGCGAGCAACGGTACTAGTGGAGCTATAACAGCGTTAAATAACGCTACCGAAAATGAAATTGTTACCGTTGGTAGTACCACTACTGAACTTGATGCCGAGTCTAATTTAACCTTTGATGGTACTTTTCTTTCCGTCAATGCTTCTAGTGGAATATTATTACCTGACGGTAAGAAGTTAATTTGGGGTAATAGCGTATCTGGGGCTTCTTACATCGAAGGAAGTAAAGCAAGTGATTATTTAAAATTCTGGGTAAGCAGTGGATCTAATACGTCAAGCGCATCTTTGTACTTATATCAAGGTGAAGTAAAGCTACCTACTGCCGTCTCTCTAAAATTTGAGGGGGCTACATCTAATGCTTATGCCACAGAACTAACTGTTGTAGACCCGTCAGCTAATAATGTCATAACACTGCCTAATGAAACTGGGACTGTATTAACTTCAGCTAGTCAATTAAGTACTCTATCAGATGTGTCTTACGCAGGACCTAGTGATGGAGATGTCCTAACTTGGGACAGCGGTAATCAAAGATGGGAAAATCAAACAGGCGGTGGTGGTTCTCTCGTAACTCTGACGGACACCAATTTAAACTCTCCAACAAATAATCAGTTTATTCGTTATGACAGTGCCAACAGTCAGTGGAGAAACGAAAGTGTAACTATCCCGTCAACTATGACGGACTTTACTGATGTAAACAGTGCCATGTCTCCGAGCACGGGAGATGTATTGTATTACACAGGAGCAGAATGGAGTGCGAGTGGCGACTTTCTTACTGGTAACGACAGTATTCAGAACCTCAATGACGTAGCCGCAATGACCCCTTCCACTGGTGATCACCTCTACTATAACGGATCACAATGGACGGCATCTACAAACACACTCACAACCGCAAGCAGCCTCGACAGCCTGTCTGATGTAAGTGCGTCATCCCCGTCAATGGATGAGGTATTAAAGTGGAATGGAAGTAATTGGACTAGTGGCACTGCCCCCAGCGGAAGTCTCCCTACTTTAACTGACGTAGCAATCTCCAGTCCTAATAATGAGCAAATCTTACAATACTCCAGCGTTAACTCTCAGTGGGAGAATAAGGCTCTTAGTGTGCCGATAGACTTAATTACTTCGGGATCACAGGCTACACTCTCTACCTCTTCTGGTTATATAAAGTTAGATGCACACACGTACTTAGACTTTGAATCAGACCAAGACATAACACTTGATCATGGCGGTTCGTATTACACGAAGTTTCAAGAGACAGGAACAGATTATCTCACCCTTCGTATAGACACTGATGTCCAATTCAAAGCTGTCCAACAGAACAGCGACATAAAGTTTATGGGTATGGATGACAGTAATGAAATTACTGCCCTAACCCTGGATATGTCAGAAGAAGGTAAAGCCCTCTTCAATCATCATCTTGTAGCAGACGGGAACGGATCAAGCGGCGGGGTTACGCTCCAAGACGGCAAGGTTGAAATAAGGACCGGAACAGGTTCTGTCGCTCAAGTAGACTTCTTTTGTGAAAGCAGTAACCTCCACAAAGTCACTGTCAAAGCTCCTCCTCACGCAAACTTTACAGGTGATGTTAATTTTCAACTCCCCAGTTCCGAAGGAACCACTGGACAGGTTCTTCAGACAGATGGATCAGGCAACACCTCTTGGACAACGGCTGGTGGTGGAGCTTCTGCACTAGATGGTCTCTCAGACGTTAAGTACGAAGGAACAAACTTTGACAACAGTTTGAAGATCGGTAGCACAACTACAGGAACTTTGGTGGGCGCAAAGAGAAACGTCTTCATTGGTAAGGAAGCGGGAGACGCTGTTACCTCCGCCGTGGACAACACTGTGCTCGGGTATCAAGCAGCAAAGGACCTAACAGAAGGTTCAGCCAATGTCATCATTGGAAATGGGGCTGGACTGGATGGGACAGGAACAGGCTTCAAAGAGAACGTGCTTATCGGTATGGATGCTGGAGTCCAGGGAACCTCTGGGATGCAAGGCGTTGCGATTGGTTATGAAGCGGCAAGAGGTGCTCTTTCTGGTGGTGATAGAGGAAGCAAGAATATCAGCATCGGTTATAGATGTATGTATAACCTTCAAGGGGGCGGCTATAACGTAGCTGTTGGTTCTAGTGCGGGATCACAGGTTTCGACGGGGCAATACAACGTACTTCTCGGTAACTCATCAGGTAACTCTATAACCAGTGGTAGTAATAATGTTGTCATCGGGAATACTTTAGATACATCTTCTGCCACGGTGGACGGTGAGGTTGTTATAGGTTCGGATGTCCAACGTATTCACATAAACAACTCAGGTGGTGTTCAGTTCAACTCAGCTTATCGGTTCCCCACAGCAGACGGTTCCTCTAACCAAGTCTTACAAACAGATGGTTCTGGCACTTTATCTTTTGCGACAGTCTCCGGTGGCGGCGGTGCTTCTGCATTAAACGATTTAAGTGACGTAGTATTTGATACTACGAATTTTAGTAACTCATTAATGTTAGGGGATACGCCTACTGGTACACTTAGCAGTGCAGACTATAACACATTTGTAGGATTTTTAACTGGAAGAGGCGTTACATCAGGAACCTATAATGCGGCTTTAGGTAAAGGCTCTCTCGGTAATCTAACGGAGGGAGATAACAATGTTGCTCTGGGGCAAGAAGCCCTTAGTACTGTCAGCACAAGTAGTGAGAATACTGGAATAGGTAAGCACTCAATGAGAGCTACCAACGGTTCTTACAATACAGGGTTAGGCGCAGACTCAGGGTATAGACATTCTGGTGATGGAGCTACCTACATTGGACATTCTGCTGGTAAGCAGATGTACACAGGAAATTACAATACCTATGTAGGCTACAAGGCTGGACACGGCGGGGCTTTATGGACTGCCATCGGAGATTTAAACACGGCATTAGGTGTAGAGGCACTTAGAGAGGTTACTTCTGGAAGTGGTAATCTTGCTTTAGGATTTTATTCTGGCGACGGAATAACCAGTGGTAACTATAACACGATTATTGGGTACGCAATGGACCCTGACTCAGCAACTGCTGGCGGGGAAGTTGTAATTGGAACAAACACTCGTCGCATCCATGTCGATAATACTGGTGGTGTTCAGTTCAACTCAGCTTACAGGTTCCCGACAGCAGATGGGTCTACCAACCAAGTCCTCCAGACAGACGGTGCGGGTGCGGTGTCATGGGCTACAGTCTCCGGTGGTGGTGGTGGTGGGGTTGTAACAGCTATCAACAATGCTACCGCGAACAGGTTAACTACCATTGGCTCAACCACTACCGAACTAGATGGTGAAGCAAATCTAACTTTCTCAAGCAGTGTACTAACGATTACCTCCGAGGATACTTCTGCCAGTGCTGGTCCTTTCCTTAAACTTGATCGGCAGTCCCTCAGTGTAGCAGCGGGAGATGAGATCGGGGAGATACAGTTCAAAGGGCATAACTCATTCAATGGGAATATAGTTTACGGTGAGATGGGGGTGCGGATTGACGACCCTTCCGCTACCCAAGAACAGACGACAATGCATTTCTCGATTCGATACAATAATGCGGCAGTTCGTCTTCTTGAGCTAGACCATCAATATGTTTCAATGGCAAACGAGCAAAGTCTTCGTTGGACAGACGTAACTGCTAGTAACTACACAGTCACTTGGGCTAACGCGACACCTACCGCAAGCCGAACCATCACTTTCCCAGACGCCACTGGAACCGTCTTAACGACAGGGAACTCTGACACCCCAACTACAACGACATCATCAGGCGATGCAGACTTTGTCCTAGTCGATGACGGCGGGACAATGAAGAAGATCACACCAGCAAACCTGGGTATCGGCGGCGGTGGCGCATCCGCTCTAGACGGGCTTTCAGACGTTACGATCTCTTCTCCTCAAAATGGACAGGTCTTGAAATATGACGGCTCTGGCTGGAGCAACGGAACAGACGCAACGGGTTCAGGGGGTGGCGGCTCGGGAGTAACAACTGGCAAGGCTATAGCAATGGCTATGGTCTTTGGTTAAGGAATGAAGTCATGGCAAACCCCAACATAGTTGGTGTCACAAGTATTTATGGTAAGACAGCTTTCGATGCAGATATATCGACTAGCGATGACGCGATTCTAACCAATGCGGCTGGGTCCAACAAACTCCTGAAGATCAACTCTTTGGTGATTGCTAATATAGATGGGGGAAGTGCGGCTGATATTACAGTTAGTATAAAAAGTGCCAGCGGCACCTTGCTGGCTAAACTAGCTCACACAATAAGTGTCCCCGCCGACTCCACTCTAGTCGTTATCTCGAAAGATACCTCTATTTATCTTGAGGAAGACAGGGCAATCCATCTGGATGCTAGTGCCGCTGGCGATCTGTCAGGTGTGTGTTCTTACGAAGAAATTGATGATGCATAGAAATGGCTTTCAACTATTTCGATAACTCTAGCCTAGTCGGTATATATAAACGCGACAGAACGGCGGGTATCCAAAGCATACAATCCGAAGCGAGCAATAAACAGGCCGCTGGAGGACATACATTTTGGAACGCTGGCGCACATACATGGGTAGCACCATCTGGGGTGACCTCTATTGGTGTGCTAACTATCGGCGGGGGCGGTGGTGGAATGTATTATAATAACACTCAGACCACCTGGGCGTACCCCATGAATGGTGGAGGGGGTGGAGGACTTGCGTGGCTAAACGATTACCCAGTCCAACCTGGGCAAGGATATGTAGTTGTCGTAGGAGCGGGGGGATCAAG